TAAAACAAGAGCTTATAAAAATAATCGGATGCTAAAACCGTATATTATTACTAAGTTACCGGATATTATTAAGTGGAACCGGATGAAAAAGTTTTCCTCGGCGGTTTTAGAAAAAAAGTCCGGATTGCTTTTAAAATTATAGACATTTACAGGTTATATATACTATGCTACAATAGTTATTATTTACAATGTATATCACAACTTTGGAGACCAGTCAATTGGACAAAGTAGGCAAATTACAAGCGTTACACCTGTTAAATGAGGAGTTGGAACTACTTCGGATGCATGCGCTGGCGGGTTCAACCGAACGGGCAAGGCTTAAGTCCAGGATTTTAACTGTATGGAAGCGCCAGGCAAGTGCAAACGTTTCAACTGATGAATTGATTATGTTTTTGAGAGAAAAGCTAAATGGTTAACATAAGAACGAAGGGCCAGAACTTTGAGCGCAAGATGGCTAAAAAGTTCAATGAAGACTTTGGATTGAGTGTTGAACGCAACCTTCAGCAGTCTATTAACGGCGGAGACGACTTGCTTGGTGTGCCATTTTTCAGCATTGAGCTTAAAAAGCACAACACCAAAGCTATCGGAACGTGGTGGAGACAATGCGAGGAATCAGCTCGGCGTCAAAACAAGATGCCTGTGCTGATTTATGAGATGCCACGACAAAAACCAACTATCGTAATGCGTGCAAGCGACGTATCTTTGGCTTTGGATGAGGCACCACTGTTACCTGCAGCTAGCAACAGGCTCTTTGTGGGTTTAGTAGAGTTAACATGGGAACAATATTGCCGGGTTTACCGCTTTTACGTGGCACCCGGCATGGAAGTGGCTTAGAGCTTAGAATCTTTGAGCTCGTCACACCACATGGATTTGGCTTCAGCTGGAGAGATTTTCTTGTCGCGGATAAAGGCTTTACGGTCAATTTCGCACTCGACTTGAGTTGGAAACGTGTCCAGGACATAATAGTTGCAATTGTGTGCCTGGATACAAACAGCGAAGATTAAGCCAATCATATATGACCCTCAGTGGTAAGAAATTCAAACATCTGGTTGTAAACAAGGCCACCCACAACTAAAGAACTTTCAGCAGGTTTGCCATTGCGGACAATCATCATATATTCTCCGCCGTGAATGTTAACCCAGTATTGCATACCGCCTTTAACCGGGTTACGTTGTACAAATTTAAACATTACTTGCGACTCCTGATGCCAAGTTTTTGAAGCAACCAAAGCGCCATATCAACCCAGGTTAACGGTACAGTTTTCGGGGGTTGATAACTCCAGCAGCTTTCAGCTCGTTGTACTTCTTCTGCTTTCCGGTCCGCATTCCATAATACCGCGCGGTCAGTAATGCCGGCAGAAAAAGTATCGGCAACACCAGATAAATCGCCTCGACGAACACGTCCAGCAAGTTCATGTAACTGCTCCTCAGAAAACATACGCTAATACCAAAATTATCGCTACAAAGACTGCCACAGCTTTCGCCATGCCACGAGATTCATTATACACCGGGTTTTCAGTGGTGTACTCAACTACATGCTTTTTCATACAACCTCCAGTGTGAGAAATATCAATTGATGGCACCAGCAGATGCCATCTCAGATATTACTCGCCGTCAGTGTCAGATTTTTCTTCAACCTGAGACTCAGCGGCTTCGTAGACCGTCTTACCGTCAGAGATTTTACCGGATTTAACATCGTTACGGTAGTAACTCATGTAAGACTGAACAACACGTTTGCCTTTGGTGTCATCCGCTTCCATACCACACGCCTTCATGGCGTCTGACAGAGCAGCTTTTGACTCATCTTTGTCTGCCAGGTTGTAAGCTTTGAACACTTCATAACAAGTGTCCTTAGTGCTTGGACCTGAAGACTTACGAGTGCTACCGCCGGTTGACGCCGCACGCGCTTTCTTAACTTCAACATGCTCAACCTCAAGACTTTCAAGTGCCTTATACAAAGCCGGCACCAGAACATCCTTGCTGTCTTTGTGGGTGACAGACGCTTCATCATCAAGACTTTTAATCATCTTGACCAGTTGAGCATTTTGGAACTCTTTGAGAGCGCCTTTCTCAACAACGATGCAGCTCATCATGCCGTCCATTGACAGACCATCTTTGATGCCTTCAACTGAGAAAGCAGAAGTCAGGTAAACATACTGAGTGATAGAATTTTCCATGATATTGTCCTCTTTTGTGTGGTTGACATCATTATAATGTCGCGACTTCAGTTGTTTGTACACATCAAACTACACATTTTTGTGTGGTTTTTATCAAGTCCCCAATCTGGAGACTTTGTAAAAATCACTTTATTAACATCTCAACAATTCGCACAGTGTCAGTACCCACTAATGTGAAAACTTTACCACCGTGTGAACGTTGAGCTTTTTGTCTCAACATTGACTGAGTAAGATTATCCCATTCAATATCTGTCAAGACTGACCTGTCAATCTCAGGTCTTTCATCCTTACCAAGCTTAACCACTGTAACTTTGATTAATGGCATTTTACTCTCCAAACTCAGAAAGGTCTTGTGCAAAGGTCTCAATCACAAAGAAAGTGTTATCAATGTGAATGTGGTCTGCAACAATCATATCCATTTCATCATCATACCAAAGTTCAATATAAGAACCTTGTAACTCGTTAATGTCAGAAATATCAGGATGTCTAGCATGCACTGCTTCATAGAAACTTTGCATATTGTCAAACACCTGACAATCCTGTAACTTTGTAACGTCCAGCATCTTAGCAACTTCATTAGTCAACATGAAGTAATAACCAAGCTTGTTAATTACGAAATTAGGTGCCATTGTAGTGTTCTCCGTTGTGAATAATTTCAATCAGTGACTATCAGAACTTTGATAATCACTTGTTGAAACTATTACATCTTTCTCAGTTGTCTGTCAAGAATTGTAATAACGTCATCACGTGAAACTATTGACTTAATTGTCAACAATTCAGACTTGGTTATCTCATCAAGACATACTACTGACGTATAGATTGCATTGACAATTTCATACTGAACATCATTTAAATCAGATTGTAAGTCATCAAGTTTAGATTCAAACCTGTCACAAACATATTCAAATTGTTCATCATTTAAATCGTCATGTAATGTAATCATGTTCGCCATAATAATATCCTCGGTTAGTAATTTCAATCGTGACTATTAAAACATCTAACAGTCACTGTTGAAATAACTTCACAGAGAAACAAAACATGTGTCCATATTGTTAAAGAGCGAGAATGTGTTTTGTCATTCACATTCAATACAATCATTATACTGCGTGTTGATTGTGTTGTACATACTTATTTAAATCTTTTTTATCACTTGACGTTGTTCACGATGTTCTGTGCTTCACGTCACTTGATGGAATAATTATAATATAACCCCATCCTGTTGTACACTCTTTATTGAAAAAGAAATGCAAGTATTTAGAAGTGATAGTCATCATCAATTGATAGTGGTTCTTGTTTAGAATTGATAACAGACGTTGTTATTTCACACAAAACAGTCGACGGGGGTAATCGTCACACACCGGTGCTAAATTAGTTCGCCGGCGCAATTTTTATAAAAAATACAATTTCGTTTGTAATCGTAGACATATGAGACTACTTCGGGCAAAACTACTTCGCTGGTAATTGTATCAATCGATATTGTCACACAGGGTTACTGTTTCACAATGAAGGGGTGCGGGGGGTTATTGTCACGTAGGGGTGTTAATTTGGGCCGCCGGCAATTTTTTATTTTTTCTGGCCTTTTTGCGACATCATTCATCATCAATATGACAATTAGGGAGTCACCGTGTTATTTCCGTATATAATTACTTCAACAATCGTAATTGGCTTACCCTTCCGTATAAAAAGGCCCTCCAAAAATTTTTTCCTAAAATCCGTACCGGAAATAGACACCTCTAAATAGTGGTTTACTTCTTCACACTCGCGCGCTAATATAATAGGTAATTCCAACGGACTCCGGTCCCTTCTTTTGTGGGTTATATATGGAACTTATTCAGCTTGAACCGTACCCGCCTCAACTGGCGATTGTATTTAGCAAGCAACAGCACGACGAGCTTTGCAGACAGCTCGATTTGGACCCGTTTGGCAAGTGGGATGATACAGAATCTCGCACTGCAACTACTTTTACGTTCAATCGTAGCAATTATCCGTACCGTTTAATGGTTGTAGAGTTTTATCATCCTAACGAACTTAAGTTCAACACTATATCGCATGAAGGCATTCACATTATGTCAAGCCTCATGGAGTACGTTGGACTGACCTATGACGTCAACAACGACGAATGGTACGCCTACCAGCACGACTTTATCGTTAATGCCATTTGTGCAGCCCACGATAAGTTTGTCGGCATAGCGAAAGAGGTTGAAAAGGCTGTTATCGCTACAGGTAACCACCCTAAAGCCTTTGAACAGACGCCTGAGCCATCTAAAAACCCCTTAGATGAGCTCAATTTTGCCCCTTCTTCCAACTTTTTGGATGATAAATAATGAATGTAGTTGCACCCGCACGCCGCTATAAAGAAGTCACTGTTTTCTATACAGTGCGCATTACAATACCTCGTATCAAGGACAATGGCCTGCAGCGTGAGGTAATTGATACCTGGGCCAAATTCAGCGTTCGGGCTGACCAGAAACTGGATTTGGATAAAGCCAGGGCTATCCTGGAAGAGCGTTATATCAATAAACTGGGTGCAACCCACTTCAAATGGCTTAAGTTCAAGGTACAATGATGCGTAATATGATTTTTGCAATGGGTGAGCAAGGTGAATTCGGTCGTTCGTTGGAACTGCATAAGGCACTTGTTGCCCAGGCTTCCGATGAAGAGCTTCGTGCTATGCCAAAGAACGGTCTCCCTTGGAATTGTAAGTCTGATATGCTGTTTTTCAGGACTATGACTAATGGCATCGCTTCCGAAACAGGCTATAATGCTTATGAGCAGCTTCGGGGTCATTTCCCCCAGAGCCAGCTTATCAAGCTTGTGTCCGATGCACAGTCCCAGACTGCCCGGCACAATGTCCTGTTAGCAGGCAAAACGACTTATATGGGGATGAGTTTGCCGGAGAGCAGAACTCGCATAATGTTGCCAGTATCTCGCGAGATTATGAACGCTCAGGCGCTTTCAAATCTTGCCGAAATGGCTTCATACTTCGAGGAACGCGGTTCAGACGTCTGGTTTGTGGGTGGTGCCAACTTGTTGTTTTCGGCTCTGGTCGAGCATTCGCTCGGCGACCTGCGGATTGACAATATGTTCGTCAGCACAATCAAAGGAAAGTTTGCAAGTGACATTTTGCTTGACCGTGAACGATTAATGATGTACATTGATAGTGACTTCACGTATAATGATGAATATGCTGAAAACGACAATGTGTTAATCCAACGGTACAGGGGTAAAGCCAAATGAATTTGATTATAGAAGGACCGGATAATGCTGGTAAATCTACACTTATTGAGTTCCTTAAACCTTATCTTGTCGGCGGTATTATTCATAATACTGTTGATAAAGATGCCCAATCGGTATTGGCTAAACAATCCGCCGAACTCTCGCGTGAAGGCAATACTTGTTATGACCGCAGCGCTGTTATATCTGAGTACATCTATTGCAGCGTTCTTCGGCGTGCGCCTGTCATCGATATTAATCTGGATAGTATCTTTAGACTGGCTGAAAACACCATTCTCGTAATCTGTTTGCCTGCAAAACATCATGTTACGGGCACTACAAAAGAAGAGATGGCTGGCGTTAAAGAAAACATCAGCGCACTTTACGATGCTTATGATAGTTTAGTTGACCATCTGAGCATTGCTAAAGTGCCTTTTGTGGTGTATGACTGGGAAGCTAACGAACCCCAGGAAATTCTTGATTATATCAATCACCGTAACGAGCTGGAGTGGAAAAAATGAAACACAGCGTTGATTTAACTGTACGTGTAGGCGAAGTACTCAAATCCATTGAAATTGCGTCAGAAACGCTATCAATGGAAGAGCTTTTAGCCATTGGTAATGCCTGGATTAGCAGCAATGGTGACGAAATGAGCCTGCCGGCCTCAGTCACAATTATCAACAACACCACTAACGTGCCTGAGCCGGTGTTTATGCCTACCAGCTCACTCGATGAAGCTGTTGCTGCTATGCAAAAACTGCACGAAGAGATTCGTGTATTGCAGTCTGCAAACAAGCTGTTAACTGAAGAGAAAAATAACCTTCAACACCGAGTTGAAGAATATCAACGCCGTCTGAAAGTAATCCGGGAACACGCATAATGGACTTATTCGACCTGATTGATAACCCACAAGTAGGGCAGTCAGCCGAAAAGCGCCCGTTTAACTGGGAAGAGTTTAAGGCTGGCAAACCGGCCTTATCTCGTGACGGGCAGATAGCATACTTTGGCGGCGAGTACACTCATCCTATGAGTAAAAACCGCTTTTTGGCTATCATGACTGTTCCGGACCACGCCATAATTAAGTATGGTAAAGAGGTTATGCCTTACGTTATCGACGAGCGTGGTTGGTTCGAAGGTACTTTTGGCCCTTTGCTGGTAGAAATGGCATAAAACCGGATAAATCTGGAGGCGTCTAGAGGATTTATCCTTATATAGCTGATACTTACACGCTTTAGGCAGAATAGCCACAGATACACCAGTTTAGACCTCTCGATTCTCTTTATATCTTACGCCTGTTTACATTCCATGAAGTCCTCGTTATAATCCGGCATACCGGACCAGCGAGGACTTTTTCATGTCAAGAAAACCCATCAAAACACGCGATGCCACTGACGAGCTGCTGGCCAGTCTCCGCAGAATCAAGCTAGACCCTGTTGAAGTAATGTCCCGTGCCTTAGCAAGAGCCGAGTCGGATGGCGATTATAAAGCCATGATGGACGGTTCTTTGGGTATGATGCCTTACATTTATCCAAAACTCAAAGAGTCTGTTGTTAAAGCGGATGTTGACCAAACCATTTCGGGTGGCGGCGTAAACCTCAACATCACTGTTGGCGGTAAGAAAGTAGTTGGTGAAGACGAAACTACCGTAGAGCTAGACGAGAACGACGATGAATCTTGATTTCGACCTGCACGACAGACAAGGTGACGCCCTGCTGTCTCAGGCCACCGAGATTCTTTACGGCGGCGCGGCAGGTGGCGGTAAATCGCACCTTATGCGTATTATGGCAATAATTTTGTGCTGCATGATTCCACGTTTGCAGATTTACTTATTCCGTCGTAACTTTAACGACCTGACGGCTAACCACATGGTTGGTCCGTCGGGCTTTCCTGCTTTGCTTGACCACATGGTTAAGAAGGGCAAGTGCAAGATTAACTACTCCAGCAACGTAATTAAGTTCTGGAATGGTTCGCACATTAACTTGTGTCACCTGCAGTACGAGAAAGACATCTATACTTACCAGGGTGCAGAAATTCACGTTCTGCTGATGGATGAGCTTACTCACTTTACAGAAACGATGTACCGATTCCTCCGTAACCGTGTTCGTTTAGGTGCACTGAAGATTCCCAAAAACTTCTTCAGGCCGCTGCCTCTCATCTTTTGTGGGTCGAACCCCGGCGGTATCGGACACAACTGGGTTAAGCGCACGTTTGTAACAGCTGCACCAGCTATGCACATGGTTAAGCAGCCCAAGCGTGAGGGTGGTATGCTTCGCCAATACATCCCGGCGAAAATGACGGACAACCCGACGCTGATGGAAAACGACCCGGACTATGCTGACCGACTAGAAGGTCTTGGTGACCCGGCGCTGGTTGCCGCAATGAAAGACGGTGACTGGGATATTGTTGCCGGTGGTGCGTTGGATGACGTCTGGAGTAATAAGTCCGTCATACCGCGCTGCAAGATTCCGAAAGGCTGGACTATTGAACGTTCTATGGACTGGGGTTCAACTCACCCGTTCTCTGTCGGCTGGTGGGCCATTGCAAATGGTGCTCCGCTGGTGGATGATAAAACAGGCGAAGAGTATCTCATCCCTAACGGTTCACTTGTACGTATTGCTGAATGGTACGGCTGCAAGGAAAATGAAGCCAACACAGGTCTGAAGCTGTCTGCCGGTGAAGTCGCAGAAGGTATTCTCGAGATTGAGGCTAACCTTCTTAGCGGCGGATGGATTCAGGAAAAACCATGGCCAGGTCCAGCTGATGGCCAGATATATGCTGTTAAAGAGCGTGACGTTGAGACTATCGCTAAAAAGATGGAAGACCTGGGCGTGCACTGGGTTAGAGCAGATAAGTCACAAGGTTCCAGAATAAATGGCCTCGAGCTATTCCGTCAAAGACTAAAGAATGTTAAGATGGATAAATACGAAGAGCCCGGCATATATTTTATGGAGAACTGTACGGCAGCCATAAATACATTGCCAGTTATTCCGCGTGATAAAAACAACAGCGAGGACGTTGATACTCACTCAGAAGACCACGTTTATGACGATTGTCGATACATGGTGCTGAGAGGTGTGAATCGTTACGCTACATCATTGAATGTTAAGATGGGACGGTAAAATGACGACTAACGTTAATCCGAGCACTCCCAACGTATCTTACCAGCGTCCTGAGCTTATCAAACACGCTCGTAAGTATACGTTGATTAAGGACTGTATCGAAGGCCAGGAGGCTATTAAGGATAAGGGTGATGCGTACCTCCCCCGCCCCGACCCGACGAACTGCGAAGAGTCAAACTTGGCTCGATACGAAGCATACAAGCATCGTGCTGTGTTCTACAACATTATTGCACGTACGCTTTCAGGCATGACAGGCCTGGTATTCCAGCAGGAGCCTGACTTGTTAATGCCGGATGATATGCAAGTTCTTCGCGTAAACATCGATGGTGCAGGTGTTGGTGCAGTACAGCAAATGCGTAAGTCATTTAAAACCGTACTGGCATTCGGCCGTGCTGGTATCCTGACTGACTTTCCGCCTGGCAAAGAAGACGGTACAGCATTTACACGTGCTGAAGTAATGAACGGCGAAGTGCAACCCACAATTACGCTTTTTATGCCATGGCAGATTATTAACTGGCGCCAGGAATACCGTGAAGGTAAAGTGGTTCTGACTCAGGTTGTTATTTGTGAGCAGATTCCTGGTGTAACTGACGGCTTTCAGCAGGACTATACTCCTGTATGGCGTCAGCTGTATCTGGACCAAGACGGTAATTGCCGTCAAACAATCTGGATTAACTCTGGTGACCCTAATGCTAAGGACACCTACGGCGGTGCGTTATATACCCGTCGCGAAGATTACCAGATTACTGATTCAGCTGGTGCACCGCTTAAGTTTATCCCGTTTGAGTTTATCGGTTCTGAGACCAATAACCCAGACGTTGACCCTGCTCCGATGTACGACCTTGCTGTGCTGAACATTGCACACTATCGTAACTCAGCAGATTACGAAGAATCCTGTTTCATTACAGGCCAGCCTACTGTGTGGGCGTCAGGTCTGACTGAAAGCTGGATTAAAGATGTGTTGGGTGGTGAAGTACGCCTCGGCTCTTACGGCGGTATTCCTTTACCACCAAACGCAGCTGTAGGTATGATTCAAACTGCGCCAAACACGCAGCCGTTTGAAGCGATGAAACAGAAAGAAGCCCAGATGATTGCTATCGGTGCTCGACTGATTCGTGAAAATGGTAGCGTAGAGCGTCGTGAAGTTGAAATTAAAAACGAAGCAGCATCTGAGGCGTCGCTAATCGTTACTGTTGCTCAAAACGTTGAAGCAGCTTACCGCAAAGCATTTGAGTGGTGCGGTCTGTTCTACGGACACAGCAAAGATTCAATTACGCTGAACCTCAGCTACAACTTTATTTACAGCCAGATGACATATCAGGAACGTCAGCAGCTGGTAAATGAATGGGTTAGTGGCGCAATCTCGTTTACTGAGCTGCGTAATAACCTTAAGCAGGCGGGTATTGCTCGTCAGACTAACGACGAAGCCAAGAAAGAAATTGACGAAGAAATGGCTGAACGTGACGCCAGGGAGATTGCAAAATCAGCTGAGCTGACTAAGCAAACTCAACCGGTGGATAACACCAACAATGACCCGGAAAAAAATTCGGAATAAATCATTTACATTCTGTTTTACTGGTTATATAATCTGGAACGTTGACCGCGCAAAAGGCCGGCCGCTAGAGTCTGCAGGGCTCAGTGGATTTCAGGGGCCGGCTGCGCGGTTGACGACAACCCTGTTAGAGCCCAGTTGAGCGGATTGAGCCCCTCTCATATAGGATTGATAAAATGGCACTGAAACCAATTGTAGAAAATCTTGACGACATCGATGAAGGCTTTCGCGGTCTGTATGTAAAAGACGACGGCGCTGGCGTGTACAAACTCGATGTTGAACCTGACGAGCGCACTGCTAAAGAGCTGGAAGAGCTCCGTAAAGAAAAGCTGCGTATGGAAGCCCACAACAAGAAGCTTCTGGAAGAGAAAAAGAAAGAAGCTGACCGTGCCCGCGCTGCTGAAGAAGAGCGTGCTCGTCGTGAGCGTGATGTTGAGTCGCTTGAGCGCTCCATCAAAGAAAAACACCAGGTTGAACTGGAAAATTATTCGACGCGTACTGCTGCACTGCAGGCGCAGCTGGAAGCGCAGATGGTTGATAACCTGGCGCTGAATCTGGCAAACCAACTCAGTGACACCCCGGCGCTTATTATGCCGCACATCAAGGCCCGACTGCGCGCTCAGGAAATTGATGGCCGCTGGCGTACGAGTGTTGTGGATGTTATGGGTAACCCAACGGCGACTACCCCTGATGAGCTGGTGGAACAAATGCGTGGCGACAAGCAATTTGCTCCCCTTGTTCGTGGAACCCGTGCCAACGGTGGCGGTGCTAACGGTGGCAATGCTAACCCCAGTGGGGATAACAGCGGCGGACAGGAACAACATCGCTTCACAGGTGACGACCGCGTGGCACGTGCTCGTGCTAAAATTCAGAACACTAACTGGAAACAATAATTATGTCACTTTATGTATTTAACGAACAGGTACGGTCCACCGCCACCGAACTGGTTGACCAGGACGTACAGAAGTTCAACGAAGCATCAGCCGGTACCCTTATCCTGGGTAACCAGTTCGTAATCGGTGATTATGTCGAGCAGGCCATGTGGCAGCTGGTTGACGGTATCGCTCAGCGTCGTAACGCATACGGCGGCACCACCACTGTCGACGCACAGACCCTGGGCCAGATTCTGGACCGCTCTGTTAAAATCGACGGCCGTGTTGGCCCGCTGAACATCACTGGTACCATGATGCGTCGCATCGGTGCTGGCGATACTGAGCCGGCAGCTGTTGTTGCTGCTCAGGCGTCTGCTGCAATGTTCCAGGACTACCTGAACACCACCGCTGCGTGTCTGGTAGCTGCACTGTCTGGTAACAGCGCCATCATCAAAGACGTTTCTGCGGAAACTGGTGATGCTGCTAACATCAGCATGCAGGGTCTGAACAAAGCTAACGCCCTGATGGGTGACCGCTCTCAGCAGATTCGTGCGTACATCATGCACTCTATGTCGTTCCACTCGCTGGTCGACCAGGCTATCAACAACGCTGAGCGCCTGTTCACTATCGGTGACCTGACCGTATACCGCGACTTCCTCGGCCGCCGTTACGTTGTCTCCGACATCCCCGCCCTTGTGGGTGCTGATGGCGCGTACCATACCCTGGGCCTGACGCCTTCTGCTGCCATCGTGCAGGTCGGCGGTCTGTACGATATGGTTACCGCTGAGAAGACCGGTGGTGAAAACATCCTGCGCCAGATGCAGGGCGAATACGACTTCAACGTGTCCATCAAAGGCTACAGCTGGGTCGGTCAGAAAACTGGTCAGTCTCCGACTGATGCTGAGCTGGCTGCCGAAGCTTCCTGGCAGAAAGTTGCGACCTCCAACAAAGACACCGCTGGTGTTATGTTGACGGCGAAGTCTGTAATCTAATCGGTTACATTCTCCAAACGAAAGGGCAAGCTGACGAGCTTGCCCTTTTTATTTACTTGTACAAAATTAGAGTGTATAATCTGGTTAAACAGCTGGAGGCAGACTATGGCTTTTGAACTAATTGTTGAGGATGGTCGCATCATCTCAGGTGCTAACAGCTATGCTAGCAAAGAGCAGATTGACGACTTCATCGAAAACGAGGGATTTGTACCTCCCACAAACGTGTATTACCTGGCGTCAAAAGCTGCTAAGCGGCTTGATGGTAAGTACACCTGGCGCGGTCGCAAAGTCAGCAAGCTTCAAACTATGCAGTGGCCACGTACTGCTCTTGGTCCGTGTAACATTGATATTGCTGAAAACGTTATTCCGCCTCAGTTGATTCAAGCACAGCTCTACTTCTTAGCTGACGCTTTAACCAACGAAGGCGAAGAAGGTATCAGAGGTGACCAGGCGTTACGCCGTAAGAAAGTTGGTAACCTCGAGATTGAGTTCTTTGACTCCAAGTCGAGTACTGATAGTGGCAGCGGCTGGATTACAGACGCACGCGAAATGCTGTCAGACTTAATTGGCGCAATGTTCAGAACCCAGCGGGTGTAATATGATTAGGATTCGCTTTGAACGACGTGACAAAGCTAAGTTTGACTTTACCTACCGTGCTTATAAATCATTTGACGGCCAGGGCGTTTCCGTTGGTATTCACCCAGATAAAAACCGACGCAAAGAAGGTGGTATAACTAACACCGAGATTGCTATCATCCATGAATACGGCGACAGAAACAACCCTGAGCGAAGCTTTATGCGAAGGTCACTTGCTCGCCGTGCGCCAGCTCGTCTCCGTATTAACGAAATGTTCCGGTCTGGCGTACCAGATGTATTACGCGGTAAGCAAACAGCTCGTGGACTTAACGACGATATTGGTAAAATGATGGTTGATGCGGTACGTCAGACTATTGACAGCACTGTACCACCTCCTAACAAACCGTCAACTGTGAAACAGAAAGGCCATGGACTTACCTTGCGTGAAACATGGCAGATGTATAACGCTATTGATTATAAGCCGAGGTAGTCATGGGATTGCTTAAAATTACTTCGCTGCTGAAAGATAAAACGTTTGTAAAAGATGTTCCTGTTCTAATCCGAAAGCAAGGTCGTGAAGCTAACGGCGACCTTATCGACGACTATGAGCAGCTTACTTACAAAGCAAACGTGCAGCCTGGCGCAGCTACAAACGCACCTAACCTTATTCCAAAAGATGAAGGTGAACGTGAGCAGCCACGCGTTTCGGTATATTCAAACTCACCGCTTAACTTAGGTGACTTTGTACTGTATGAAGAAACGCAAGAGTGGTATCGTGTATTCCGTATTGAACCTTGGAGCCGCCATGGACACCATTACGTTACTGCAGTTCGACATATTGGACCTTCGGGAGCTCGTTCGCCGTCTTTTGTCATTACCTGATGGCACTTGTATTATAGGCGAGCAGTCTGGTACGGTTGACGGTGCGCCATTTGTTTTTCTGAAAGAGATGGACGACGGTGACTTTGGTCCACCTCGTGTAATTCAGAACGACGATGACACTGAGACTGTAACACAGCCAAAGATTGTCGATGTTGATATTGAAGCTGTTGGACCAAAAGCTGCAGTGCTGATGCGTAAGCTTCACGTATTGCTGAAGAGTTCACCAGCTAAAGAGTTTTGCCGGCTACACCATTTCAGCATTAACCGTGTTAAGCGGCCGTTTAACGTAGGTGGTTTGATGGGCGCTGGTTTTGAACAACGATACAGGCTTACTGCCGAAGTAACGTATGTTCACAAAGTTAAAATCACGCAGGCTTATATCCGTGAAGTTGATATTACCATATTCAACGACCAGGACAAAGCTGATGTAAGACATGTTCACGTTAAAGCGGAGTAGTGAATGGCCACTTCAGATGAAGAGATTCAAGCGCAATTAGAGAAGCTAACCGCAGCTGTACAGATTGTACACGACTTTGGTCAGGCCAGCTCAGACCAAATTGATAATCCGGAAGGCGGTGTTATCCGTACCATTCAAGGTATCAATAAGGCGATTGACGATGCGCTACCGAACTATGCAGATGCTGGAGATGCAGCTGCGGCTGCGAAAGATGCAAGAGACGAAGCTAAGCAAGCACAAGCAGCAGCAGAAGCGGCTGCAGCAAATGCAGGCGGTGTTGTTGCGTCAGCAATCTATAAAGTGAAAACTTATCCTGGCGCCGCTACTATTGCAATTACACCTATGGATGCAACTATCCACAAGGTAAACCTGAACCGCGCCAACACGACTCTTTCTGTGGGTGCTACGTCAGATGCTGCTGGCATGGCCCGTCAGATTACCTTGCAGCTGATTCAGCAGACCGGGTCAAGCAAGGTAACGTGGCCAAGCAACATTAAGTGGTCTCGTCAGCGTGTACCGGTACTGTCGTTCACTACTGGTTATTCTGACTTTGTAACGCTTGTGACAACTGACGCTGGTGCTACTTGGATTGGCTTCTTTAATGACGGATGGGTAAATGCATAACTTACTCCTGGAAGATGGTGCTGACCGCAGAGCTAACGTAAAAAGTCTACTTGAAGGTCACCACCACTTTCTTGCCAATAACACTGGCAAGACAGACGACGCCCAGAAGCAACACTACGTCTTCAACCCGGAAGGCATAGTGTCAAACAACCGCCATTTTATTGCGCAGACTATGATGGAATATCAGCCTAACGGTGATGCACCATCTGAAAGTCAGTCGTTGCTTATTCTTGGCGAGTTGCATGCTTACATGGCAACTAAAAAACCTGAGTACCTGCAAATGGCCGTAAAGTACTTTGACGCTTACGTCAAGTATTATTACGAAGGTGACCCGATTCCTGAGACACCTACTCGCTGGATTGCTAACTGGCTTTGCAATGGCAAAGAACCAGTGCTGGCTAACTTCCCTATTAACCCTGACCAACCCACACAAGGCGGATATAAATGTGTTCCGTTGAAGTTCGTGAATGGTAAGGCACAGATTCCGCAGGGCTCTCCGTTCTGGGGTGAATACCTGGACGTTGCTACCTGGGCTCACCGTGGACACATGGCATGGCCAGCTATTAACGGTGATGTACGGGCTATTAAAGATGCTGTCAACTGGGATGACATCTATAATAACTATCGTATCACAACTATGCCAGCTGAACCGTGGAGCCAGACTGCCTGGGTTGACTGGCCACGCTATCTGGGTGTACCGTCATACTCTGTTGACTGGTCTACTGATGACCCGAACCAACAGCTGGTAGAATATCTGGTAGCCTGGACCAATAACAAGATTGGCGTTAAGCCCGGCGAGAATGACTCTTTGTGGGGTGGTGATATACTGGAGACAGGTCTGCCTGATTCACGCCGCGGCGAGATTCAGCTTCGCGACCATACTGTCAACGGTGTTTACCTGATGAACTACGCTGTCAAGCTGCCAGTAGAGCACGGCGGTTATATGCTGCAGCGTAACGAAGTATGGCACAACCGACCCGTTAACGTACCGCTTCACGGTGATAAGCAACGTGGTAATGCTGCTGACGCCGAGTTATGGTTCTGCGATTGCTGTTATATGTTGTGGCGTATTACTGGCGAGCAACGCTATTATAACGCCTGGCAGTCAGTGCTGTTTACTTTGGAAGAGTATCTTGACATTGACAGTCAAGACCAGTTCTTCCGTAAAAGTTCACAGGCTTCGTCACCGTTTACTGACGGCATCTCTTACGACTGGGCTTATCCGGAAGAAGCTCGTGCTACGTATTCGCGCGACGCTGACGGCTACATCAACTTGCGACAAAATACTGCAGGCGCTCAATCATCGTTAGAGCAACAATCTGTTTGGTTCAAAGTCAAACCAACGGCTAAAATCAGAACTGAAGCAGGCGGCAAGGACGACGCAGGCGGTAACATCAACGTTAAGGTTGAAATGTACATGAACCGCGAGAAGGTTGATGTAGATGAAAACATTGTTGACTTTGTTGCACAATTGCCACCGCTTTCGGCTACTCCGGCTAATTACGATATTGCGCTTAGTGATTTCGTTGCTGCTCAAAAGTCTGATGGTTCTGATTATATTCTTGCTGATTTACGGTCTGTTACTAACTATGGTAACTGCGTTATTACACAAGAATACAGAACTGATATTCTGGATGGGCGTCGCGGTAATACGATTAAGTTTAATATTCCAGACAGTGCCTCAGGGGGTATTGTCGGGTTCTGGTTACTTGATTCAGGCGTGTCACCACTTACGCTGCTGACCTATACATCCAGCGGTAACTTGCTGCTTAAAGTTACTGATAATGAAAACTGGCGCTGGGAGTTAACTCTGCCCGCATCAGCTGGATGGGCTACCAAGGCAATTAACCGCGGTGACTTCGTGCTGTCGTCATGGCAAGAAAACACCGGCACTAAGCCGTCTTCACCTACCTGGACCACTATCGACCAGTTCCAGTTGGTGTTACCTGATGGTGCAAATGCAGGTGTCAACTTCAGTTACTACTGTGTTAACGATGTTCCGCCACGCTTTAACTGGGATGTGTCTTATACAATCCGTTATCGCTTGACGTTCAGTGCTAACTCAACTTATACTGTTAAGCTGGGTGACTGTACTGTTATCGGATACGAGCCTAACAACCTGGCCTACACACAGGGTGTTGTACCGTTCTCTAACATCTACAATACTGAATCGCAGCAATTTGATGGTTGGCACGGTATGCCTTATCCTGGCTATCAGTACCCGTTTATCTTTACCCACGATGATTCTGCGCAAGGTGCATCGCGTATGAATAACATGGTCGACTTCTTGTACGACTCTCAGCAGTGGTACTACAGACGATTCGGTCAGTTAGGTCCAGGTGCTTCGGCTTATATCTGGAACCGTTGGGATAACTTTAAATATGGCGTTGCTGATACCTTTACCATGTATCACTGGGGTAACGGTTCTGCATGGTCAGGTTATCAGCCTCGTGCTTACTTCGGTGCAGCTCGTGCCTGGTATGAGCTGGTTAACCGTGGTAAGACTCCGCCAGCACATCTGGTTGCTTACGTAAACAACTGGACAACTTGGCTGCTCAAGTTTATGCAGAATTCAGGTGGTGTGTCACCGACTAACTTCCCGCAGGAAGGTACGCCACTGCCTGACCCTACTGACTTCACCGGACACATGTGTGGTCTGTGGTTAGCAGGCGCCGCTATGACCGCCCTTTGTGGGTCAAGTGTAACACAGCAAGCTGAGCAGCTGATGGAACTGCTGGTAAATGAACTGGAGCAGCACTATGATATTACCGGCGTCCCAGGTCATGTAATGGACGGTGGATGGTCACCTGCTCTGCGCCTGAGTACTGGTAGCGGCCCGGAGAATAACGGTATGTATTTTGGATTCTACTCCGGTGAAATTATGCGTGGCTTAGGTCTGTATCTGTTGTACAAACAGAAAGGGCCTAAAGCTGATATTTACGATATGAGCAAGTAATCGTATTTACTTAACCAAAAGTGCCTGCTATAATACTGCAGGCACGCAACCCTGTTGGAGAGAATCATGGCAGAAGAAGCAAAGCTGAATGGTACAGCTATTGAAGTACCCTATCCCGTACCAAAAGACCCGGTTCCTGACTACCATCAGGAATCGCCTGTTATCCAGGACGGTCCGGCACGTGGTAAAATCAATGTGGACGACCAGGGTAAATACGTTCCCGAAGTTATCCACGTTGATGGCATCACTGTTACGCCGAAAAGCAAAACCCTGACTGTTGGCGACACTTACCAAATTGAGCCTGTTATCACGCCTGACGATGCTACTGATAAGTCCGTAACTTACAGCTCAAGCAACGACAACGTGACTGTTGACTCAAAAGGTAAATGCACCGCTGCTAAAGCTGGTAGCGCTACTGTTACGGTTAAAACCAATGACGGCGGCAAAACTGCAACTGTTGCGTTCACTGTCAACGCGCCTGCAGGTTCTTAATACTCTGGGGCTTCGGCCCCATTTCATTAGGTGCTAACAATGGGCTTACCTTTAAAAGAAATAGTTAACGTCCAGATTGGCGTTAACAGCGGTGGTCCAGGCATACCAGAAGATGTACCAGTCAGAGGTATTGGCCTGTCCAAATACTTTTGGGAAATGCGTGTCAACGAAACTGACAGGCTCTACCCAATGTTCAACCCAACAAACTCGCTAGACCGCAAAGTTTACTGGACCGAAGATTCAGACGGTAAGATAGTTACTGTTGATGAAGACGGTAGGGTGACAGGTCGTGGAATCGGTCAGGCTTACGTTACGTGTGTTACGGAAGACGGTGCTTATCGCGCTACCTGTTTGTATAATATACTGCGCGCCCTTATACTTGTCACGAGCATTGAATTAGATGCGTATGCAAAGACTATTGAAGAGGGCCAGTCATTTCAGCTTAACGCTACGGTGTTACCTGAGAATGCAGACGATAAGACTCTTCGCTGGGCTTCAGACAATCCTGATGTGGCTACTGTAAGTAACTCAGGTTTGGTAATAGCGCTTAAAGCAGGTACAGCTAATATAACTGCTACCAACAACGTTGTTTCAAAACCCTGTGTTGTAACTGTTACACCACCGGTTATTCATGTTACAGGCATTACGCTTGACGAAAATTCAATCAACCAGGTTAAAGGTGAGACTAAGCAGCTTGAAGCATACGTAGTACCCACGAATGCGACTAATAAAGCTGTTAACTGGTCTTCCAGCGATACCAGTATCGCTACGGTAGATGATACCGGGTTGGTAACCTGTGTTGATGCAGGTACTGCCACAATTACTGCTAAGACAGTAGATGGCGGCTATGGTGCTACCTGCTCAGTTAAAGTTATACCGGCTATCGTTCGGGTAACAGGTGTTACACTCGACCAGGATGGTCCGCTCGACCTTGAGATTAACGACACGCAACAACTGTCTGCTACTGTCACACCTGACGATGCCACCGACAAGACTATTGCATGGGACACAACTGACGCTAACGTTCTTATTGTGTCTGCTGAAGGTCTTGTTACCTGTGTTGGTGAAGGTACGGCAAGCATTACCGTTACCACCAACGACGGCGGCTTCACAGACAGTGTTGAGATTAAAGTTACTAATCCTAACATTGCTGTAACTGGTGTTGCATGGGCGGATGATTCGCCTAAGACAGTTAATGCTGGCCACCAGATACAAACTAAGATCGTTATTACACCTGCTGACGCGATCAATAAGAAAGTCAGCTATAACAGCTCTAATACAGATGCTGTTACTATTGATACTGACGGAATTATGTATGGCCAATCTGCGGGAACTTCGACAATTACAGTCACAACAGACGATGGCGGATTCACTGCTTCGTTTACAGCGACTTGCACGGCCGTGGCTGTTATTACGCCAGATGGTCTGGGTGGTATTCCTGTTGGTGGGACCCAGCAGTTTACTTATACTGTTGACCCAGCTGACGCATCTCTGACTAACATCCGCTATGAGTCTGCAGACGCAACTATTGCAACAGTTGATTCGTCTGGTGTTGTAACTGGTGTAGCAGAAGGTGGATGTAACATCTGGATTTATGCCGACAATAATGGTGTTGAGGTTAGTGCTGCAGCTTGGGCACAGATTGCTGCTGAGGTCCAGGTTTATCCGCAATACGCTGAATGGCTTGTGGGTAACACCAAGCAACTTGCTCTCGAGATTTATCCGTCCGACTCTAAGAGCGTAACCGTTACTTATAGCTCGTCAGATGAATCTGTTATTACCATTGATGCTAATGGACTAATGACAGCTGTTGCTGAAGGCTCCGCAACTATTACAGCTAATGTTGTAATGAACGGAGTTACTAAGTCTGGTACAACTTCGCCTTACGTGTCTGAGTTGTCTGTTGCTACCGACTCACTACCAGCACTTGATGTTGGTAAAACTCAGCAGTTGGTTGTTACGGTCAAACCTGCCTATGTCGCAGAAGACCCTGACTATCAAATCGAATACACCACGACAGATGCAACTATTGCTACTGTCGATAACAAAGGTGTTATTACCGGTGTTGCTGACGGTGGATGTCGTATCGGCGCCACAGTAACTGTGAGAAATGCTACATCGTCGGACAGCTCTTATCAGTCCGTCAACGCGGCATAAAAATTAATTAACTTTGCACCGGCCATTTACTTGGTAAAGCTTACTGGGTATAATGGCCGGGAATGTCCACAAGAGGATGGCCCGAAATGACGTTAAGTGTAAATAATGTTGTTAACGTCCAGCTCAATAACGTTGCAACCGGTATCCGTAAAGGTGACTTCGGTAAGCTTGCGTTCCTTACCCAGGATGCTGGCACCGCTTTCCCGGACACCACGAATCCATCGTATGTTGAGGTGAGCACGATTGGTGAGGTGAAAGATTACTGGGGTACTGGTTCAGTTGTGTACCAGGCCGCTCAGGTGTTCTTTTCACAGTCGCCTAAACCCAAATCATTTGTTGTTGGTTTCTGGGATAGCGAAGGTACTCTTACCGACGCTATTGCAAATTTCAACGACATTTACCCTAACTGGTATGTCATGCGTCCGCTGCCGCCAACTGGCGTGCTGACTGAAGCGCAGATTACCGAGCTGTCCACAGCTGTTGCGGCTTACGATAAGAAGCGTTGTTCCTACACCACTTCTGTCGCTTCCCACATTGAGAACAGCGACACCAACCCGCTTAAAGCGCTGGCTGGTAAAGGCTTCAACAACCTGTGGCTGCAGTACGATAAGCAGAATCAGATGTATGCTGATGTGTCTGCTATGGCGCGTGCGCTGTCTGTTAACTTCTCTGGTAACCGTACCACGATTACTATGAAGTTCAAACAGGAACCGGGTATTACCCCGAACGATAACTTGACGCTGACTGAAGCGAACAAGTGTAAAGCGCTGGGCATCAACTGGTACACCTACTACAGCACTTTCGCGATGATTGCGGAAGGTACTGTGTTCGGTACTGACGCTCGCTTCTGGGACGAAATTCACGGCCTGGACTGGTTCTGTAACGCTGTACAGACTTACGTCTTCAACGCTATGGCTCAGTCACCTACCAAGATTCCTCAGACCAACAAAGGTAATGAGAAACTGGTTGGCGCTGCCGCTGTTGCGTGTCAGGAAGCTGTGGACAACGGCTTTGTCGCACCGGGTGTCTGGTACGGCGATGAGTTTGGTACACTGTCTTATGGTGACCGTCTGGAAACTGGTTTCTACATCTTTATGCCGGATGTTGACGACCAGGACCAGGTTGACCGTGAAGAGCGTAAAGCAACTGTTATGCAGATTGCTATTAAGCTGGCAGGTGCTATCCACTCCGCCGATATTATCATCAACTTCACTCGCTAAGGAGTTAATCAATGATTATCGATTCTTCCGAATGCGTGTTAAGTCTGAACAGCGTCCAGCTGGGCGACTGGGCCGATGGTACGGATGTTATCAACGTAGAATGGGTTGACCCTGCGTCAACCTACCTCGCTGGTGCGGACGGCAAAGGCATTCAGATTCTTAACCCGTCGAAAGCTGTTCGACTGACTGTTAAAGTTAAGTCAAGCGGCCCGGATGCGAAGTACCTCAACGACCAGTACAACCTGCAGCGTAACAACATTCGTGGGTTCACCCCGTTTGTGCTGCAGGCTAAGGACCTGTTGAACCAGGACCTGGCATGGGGTAAGAAAGGTTACTTCACTGACGGTACACCGTGGACCCGCGGTAACGGGCATAACGCGGCACAGTTCTCCATCATCTTCCACGATGGCGGTATGACACTGACCGAAGGTTTTGACGCATAATATAAGGTAGATTAAGTATGAGTGAGCCCTCTACTTTCGAAATTGTTTCTGACGACGGTACTGGTACCGTTATTGAGTATCGCATGACGCTCGCAAACGCATTGCAATCTTGGGCTGCGCTTAAAAAAGCAGGCAAGTTGCTTAAAGGAATTGGCAGTGCGGATATTGTCGGTGCGGATAGTAAAATCGACAAGTCCAAAGCAATCTTGGCGCTGGTCGAAGCGCTGCTCGAGAACGCCGGTTCTCAGGAGTTTTCTGAAATTGAGCGTATGATTTTTAACAACACCATCGTAGTTGAAAATGGTGAAGCTAAGAAGCTGCCCACAATTCAGGACCGCCACTTTAACGTGAACCGCTCGCACATCCTCCCTGTGCTGCAGAAAGGTCTCATGTATCAGTTCGGCGGTTTTTTCTCCGGGAATGGCCTGTCAGGAATAGCGGGTCTGGCCATTCTCAAGACGTCAGGGCAAAACTAAAATCCGACCTTGAAGATGGTACGGACTGGTTTGTGTGGTTACCAATCCTTCAGGGTCATGTGACCCTGGGGGAATTGAAACGTGACTATACCCTTGAGGACTTATGCGACCTGCATTTTGCCATGTTCGATTTCGAGGAGCTAAAAGAAAATGGCGACAATAATCGATAGCTTCTTGGTAACGCTGGACAGTAAGGCAGATTCCTCCGGTTTCGATTTATTCGATTCTCTTTCTAAGCGCCTTGTTGTTACGCTAGGCGATGTGATTAATATCGCAGAGCGTGGCGCCAGGGCACTTGGGGACCTTTTCAAACCAGCACTTGACGCTGATGTTATTGCCGCTAAGATTCAAGGCTTTGGCTACGACGTTCAAGATACCTGGCAGCAGCTGCTTGACATGTCCCTGAAAATGGGTACACCGTTCCAGGAAGCTCTTGATGGTTTTACCAAGTTAAAATCGTATGGTGTTGACCCGCTAAACGGCTCACTCCAGACATTGAAAACTATTACGTCTGCAACAGGTGGTGACCTGGCAAGGACGATTGTTGCTTACGGCCAGGCCATGGCGATGGGTTCATTGCAGGGCCAGGAAAAGAACCAGTTCATTAACGCCGGTGTTGACATCTGGGGCGCTCTGTCCCGTTTCACTGGTAAGAAGCTTGGCGAGCTTCAGGACATGATGCGGCAGAAACAAATTACCGCAGACGTATTGTCCGGTGCTCTTGCTAAGGAAGCTGAGCGCCTTACGCCGATTGCGAATAAGGTAGCCCACACATTACGAGCGCAGCTTACTAACTTGCAGACAATCTGGTACAACGCCAGGGCAAGCTTTGCTAAAACGCGTTTGTGGCAGGAGTTAACCAATGGCGCTATCGTCATGGTTAAGACTCTTACTGAAGCCCTGAATAACAAAACGATTCAGAGTGCTTTCCAGCGTATGGATGATTTTATTTTCGGTACAGTCCAGAATATCAAACATCTATACAATGCAGTAAGCGATAACTTCCCAGCGATGGTGACGATAGTCTCCCTTGCTTTGTGGGCTCTACTGCCGGTAGTAACTAAAGTTGTGTCTGCTATTATCGCTCAGTTGGTGCGCTTGGCTGTGGCTCTTGCCACTAACCCTGTGTACCTGATGATTGCTGCGATAGTGGCGCTTGCTGCAGCTCTTATTGATTTGGATGATGCTGCTGCTGGACGCGAGACTGTTGTTAAATGGTCGAAGGATGCGGTAGAAGGCTGGAAGCTGGTTAAGCAGTATATACTTATTATTGCTGACGCTATCAAAGCCATATTTGACGGCAGAGCATGGGATGCGCTATCATCCTGGTGGGACCGGTTTATGGTTAAAGTTAAGGCTGGCATTGATAGCCTTAAGCTTTGGTTAACTGAAGCTATCTCTCAGTTACCTGGCGGACAGTGGCTACTGAATTTGCTTAACGCCAATAAGAACACTACCACTATTCCTGGACTCGACCCTAACGGTAACCCGCTTCCTATACAGGGACCTCCTGCACCTGGTCCTACTATGTTTGACAGGCTGTCAGACTTTGGTAGTAAGTTCAACCCTATCTGGGGTGAATACTCTGCAGGTGGCATGGGCATGCGTAATGCTTTGAATGCTGCACAGGAAATGAAGAATAACGGTGGCACTACAATTATCAACAACGATAACTCCGCTGTTGTTAACGCTACGGTTACAGAAGCACAGAACGCGCAGCAGACTGGCAAAGAGATTACGCAACAGGTTAAAGACCATCAGGCTTCTGCTAACGCAACAGCACAAGCTAACGCTAAAACGGCGGTAAGACAATGAGTGATATTGCTGGCTCTATTATTGACAATGTTACTGGCAAAGTCGAGTCTTACTATACTGACGCAAAGAACCGTCTCTTCGGGGACGGTACAACTACTTTGCGCTTCCGTAACTGCGGTGGTATAGTTCTCGATGTTGTCACGGATGAAAACCATACCTCAGAAATGGACATCGCTGAGAACACGCTGGAGACAGGTACCAAAGCTGCTGACCATGCAGCTCTTGAGCCAAAGGAAATAACTGTCACCGGCACAGTAGTCGGGTATGAGAATACGTCAATCCAGGAAGACTTCATCTCCGACATTACAGGCCTGAGGAGTACGGATTTCCTTGATGGCTTAGGACTGCCATCTGCAGTGTCTACTGTTATAGATTCGACGCGAGATATGGTAGTTAATAAGTTAGCTACCTTCGTAGACTGGGGCGCACTAGACGCTGCCATATCTTCGTCCCTTACTCCATGGTTGCCGGGCTTTAGTATTGCTGAACAGCTGAAGACTTCCGACAATATGAGGATTGAGGAAACGTACCGTAACTTCCTGGACTTCCAGAAGAACGTTGTGTTTTGTACGGTTGATACCGGCATCTTCCAGTACGAGAATATGCTGCTTCAGTCTGTACGCGTGAGACAGCAAAAGGATGGCTCTGCTGAATTCACTCTTCGATTCCGTGAAGTAATTGAAGTTCCGATAACTGTTACTAACGCCGTGGCTGCTAAGTCAACAGGCCGCCCTGGTAACAATGGTACAAAGAAAAGTGGTAGGGCTGATAACCAAGGCGATGCTACTAAGAACAAAAACATCAACAACGCAACCTCTGTTAAAGACAAGAAAGTCAATGACAACCGCGGTGTTGGCGTTACTCTTGGTGACATGCTTGGTGTTAACCTGCGAGGATTCATAGGATGATTTTTACAACCACTCAATTTCTTGACAAGGCCAATGAAGACGCCAGCGGCATTTATGACCTGGCACCTACTACTGACCCACGACAGAGCATCGCAATTACTGTCGGCGGGTACTCGTACCAGATTGACCTTGTGTACAACACTGTTGCCGAGCTATGGATGGCTACAGTAACCGACGTGTCAAAATCAACTGTACTTTGTTCCAGCTTCGCATTACAATATGGACGTTTAGCCATGGGTAACTGGAATACGCGCGTCGCTCTTGTTGTCGTCGACTATTCAGCTAACCGCATTGGCCCGTTGACGCTTGATGACATGGGGAGCCGCTGCAGTGTCTACATTATCGACAAGTCAGCCTACCCGGCAGTTTGGCCGAGCCTTACGTCTTGAGGTCGGTAACGACTCCGAGGGCATACTGATTGAAAACCTTCGTGTTACCTTTGACATTCAAAAGGGTAACACGAAGCATCCCAACAAAGCAACCATAACCATATTCAACTTGAAAGAGTCGAACAGGTACAAGCTCGCAACTAAAGCTTGGACTTATGCCCGCCTCCATGTGGGTTATGGTCTCGCCAACATTACTTACCACCTCATCTTTGAGGGCAATATAACTCGAGTCAATGACCAGCGTAATGGTATGGATATTCAAACCGTGCTGGAATGTGGTGACGGTCGTACTGCCTTTACTGATAGCTTTGTGTCGAGTACAATGGCCAAAGGCGCTACTTACGACGATGTTGTGAATGAGTGCTTAGGTCAGATGGAAGGCATCGAAGAAGGTTATATCTGCGTCGATAAAGAGGCGCCGTTTACTCGTGCAAGAACTATGTATGGGCAGGCATCTCATATCCTCGACTCTGTTGCCAAAGCTAATAACGCCACCTGGTCAATTCAGGATGGCAAGCTTAATATCATTCCCAATGACTCGGTGACTGATGCAACAGCTATTATACTGTCCGCTTCTTCTGGCATGGTCGGTGCACCCAAAGGCACAGACAAAGGTCTGGAAGTATCTGCCAACTTGAATCCTGAGTTTTCAATCGGCGGGTTCATCCAGGTAGATTCTATGTTTACACAGTACAACGGACAGTATAAAATTGACACCGTAAGATTCAGGGGCGACAACCATCCAAAAGGACCTTGGCTTGCTGACCTGACTTTGTTGGGTGGTGAGTTTGCCAAGAAGCTTCGCAGAACTAAAAAACCGAAGAAGCCTCGTAAACCTGTTGAATACATTTACTCAACTAGTGTTGGTGACACCGGGGTCAGGGGATAAAGATGGAAGCAGACTTTCAGAATGCAACGCTAGACGAAGCTATTGAGATGGCTTTGTTTGCTGCTACCATAGGTAAGCGACATTGCATCCCCGGACGAGTTGTTTCATTTGACTCTGACGAACAGACAATTGTTGCAGAGCCTATGATAAGCGGCGAAGACAATGATGGCAATCGTGTACCATTACCGCCTGTTGCTGATGTTCCTTTATTTCAGTTGGGCGGTGGCGAATTCATTATTACATTGAACCCAAAAGTCGGCGACCCTTGCTTGCTGCTTGTTGCTGATAGGGCTATTGATGCCTGGTTCGAAACAGGCGAGAACAGAGTGCCGGCAGACTTCCGACAGCATGACCTGTCCGACTGCTTCGCCCTTGTGGGTTTCAGACCCAAGACAATGGCGATAGCCAACTGGATGTCTGGTGTAACTATCCGTAAGGTTGATGGCACGTACTTTATCAATATTGCTGACAACGGCAATATAACAATGAAGTCGCCAAAGGTTACTGTTGACGCACCTGAGACAGTGTTCACAGGTAATGTTACAATCAACAAAGCAACAACCTTCAAAGGCAACGTCGACGGTAGTGCTGTTACAGCAACGTTTAAAGATGCTACTATTGCCAATATCTCTTATCGTGGTCACAAGCACAAAGAGAACGGCGATGGCGGCGGTATTACTGACGGCCCACAATAAGGTGACTTATGCGGACGAGACGACTTGACTCTGACTGGGACTGGACCTTTGGGCGTGGCCGTGAGGATTACGCCGAGGATTCAGAATCCATTGAGCAGCGTATCAAACAGATACTACAATGCTTTACCAACGACTGGGTTCACGACCTGGACTATGGTACAAACTGGTTTGGGCTTATGGATAAGCCTGTTAAATGGGCAGATATTGAGACAGCAATCAAGACTGCCATACTTGCTGAGTACGGCGTATCTTCAATTGACAGCTTTGAGTTGTCGTTTGACCCTGATACACGTAAAGCGGTTTATACTGTTGAGGTTAATGATATTTACCACAACAAAACATCTATTTCTGACAGCGTTACTGGGGCGTAATCATGGGCTCAATTACTAATGCAGGTTATGAACCCGTTGCACTGGCTGACTGGATTTCGCGATTTGAAACTTTGTTCCGTCGTGTTTACGGTTCTGACATTGACCTGTCTGCTAAGTCTGCAGACGGACAAATGGTCGGCATACTGGCGCAGATGTTTGCTGACCAGGATGAGCAGGTGGCAACTGGCTTTGCAATGCTGGACCCTAACCAGGCATCTGGTACTTGGGTTGACCAGTTCCTTGCTTATTTGGCGCTGCGCCGTAAGTCAGCACAAACTACTCAGCTGACAATTGTTAAGATTGAGGGTACACGTGATACGATTATCCGTCCTCCTTACATTGTTGTTTCTAAGTCTGGTGTTAAGTTTCAACTTAACTCAACAGTCGCTATCGGCGACGACGGCACAGTCCAGACAAGCTTCAGCTCCGTAGAGCAAGGCGAGTTCAAAGTGCTTGCTGGTGATGTACTGACGCCTGAAACTATTGTTCTCGGTGTCACTAAGGTTATTAACATGCAGGTATCTTCTGGCGGTGCTGGTGTTGAGCTTGACGCTGATGCAGTTGACCGTGCTGTTAACTCTTACGGCATTACGGCGCAGAACACAGTTGACGGTACTGTTGCAGAGATTCGTCAGATGGACGATGTTATTGCCTGTAACGGTTATGAGAACGAAGAAGCAACTGTCGACGCAAACGGCCAGCCAGCTAATAGCCAGTGGATAATTGTTGATGGCGGTACGCCTGCTAATATCGCCAAGGCTATTATGACACGTAAGCCACCGGGTGTTAAGCAGGTTGGTTCTCAGCAATACGGCTGGACAGACGCAACAGGCAAAGAGCGTATTGCTAAGTGGGACCAACCCACGTATGTCGAGCCTTACATCTCGATTGTTGTGGCACGTAAAGAGTTGTTTACCGATGTGTCTGAGGACTTCATCAAGCGTACGCTGGCTGCTCAGACCTTTAACATCGGTGAAGAGGTATCTGCTTTTGAGCTGGGTACTCTGCTGCAAGAAAACCAGAACTTCTATATTAAGCAATTCTTAATCGGCAGAACGCAGTCAGCAATTACTGATACCATTCTTGACATCGGTATTAAAGAAAGGGCAATCATTAACAGCGATAATATATCAGTCGCAGTGGTGAACGTCAATGGCTAACTACAATAAACTGCTAATCCAGCAGTATGCTGGAAAGCCAAAAGCGCAGGCTACTATCGAAGGATTTGACGATGCTATTCAGCAAATCTGGGATGGTATGTCTGCTGTAATGAAGAGCCTTAACATCGATGAGGCTTACGGCAAATCACTTGACAACATTGCGGCGCGCGTAGGTGCAAGCCGCTTTATCAAGAAAGGTGTTGAGCGTACTTTCTTCGGCTTTAATAACCTGGCGACTACTGCTGGTTTCGGTGGTTCGTCAGGTTATCGTGGTGGTGTGTTCTACCGGTTTGGTGCGTCAACATTTGACCCGTTAACACTGGACGATGTTGACCTTCGCACCTACATTAAAATGAAGATATGGAAGAACACGCAGCAAGCTACGTTCCCGTATCTGATAGCTTTCATGCAAGAGTTCTTCGGTGATAACAACTTCGAAATTACCGACAACGAAGACATGACGGTTAGTATTGAAATTTATGGGACATTAACACCGATTAAGCAAGTGTTGATTGTTAACTACGACATCCTGCCGCGTGCTGCTGGTGTTAAGTATAACCTCAATACGTCAATCACTCCGACTGACAGTCTTTATCGTTATGTCACTCTTAACTTACCAGCACAGGTGAATGTATATGGCTGATGTACAGACTCGCCCCGATAACATTATCTTTGCACAGAGTGCTCAGACCGGGGAATTGACACAGTTCCAGGACCTCGCGCGAGGCTGGGGCTCAACGCTTACCTACTCCCAGGGCATTCCGCCTATGGAGTGGTTTAACTTTATCGGCCAGCGTTCTGATAAAGGTATTCACTATGTATTGCAGCAGGGTATCGATAGCTGGAACGGCGACGAGACCTATCCTGTGGGTGCCCTGGTAAAAATAGTTGCTGACAACTGCGTTTACCGTGCGCTGCAGCAGAATACGAATAAGCTGCCAACTAACAACGGCGAATACTGGGTTAAGGTTCTGGACATTACCGCTGCATCTGCTGCTGCCCGCAAGGTTGGCCGTGCAGCAGGTAACCTGGTGCAGATTGGTGCTTTCGGCATCGGCTCTAACGCTGAGACTGTTACCAGCGCTAACGATATTATTGCGTCAGGTTTTTATGGTCTGCCAGCTACTGGCGCAGGTAACCCGGTGTCTGGCCAGGCATCTGAAATTATCCATATCCAGTATGATGCCAATAACGCTACTCAGTACGGTAAAGGCATTAACAAGCGTACCATTTACACCCGTGATAAGGTTAATGGTACTTGGACAGCTTGGGAAGGTCAGTATGGCCCAAGCAACAAACCTACCGCTGTAGAGCTGGGCATTAACCAGGACTACGTGCCGATGGATGGTTCCGAGTCCATTCGTGGTAACCTCGGTACTGTAGGCTGGGTGCATATTGCACGTACTACTTCTGACCTGTTCCGTGCAGCTAACTCTGCTGGTATCGGTGTTCATGAGGTGTCGGGCAACATTGCTGGTGGTGAAGCGGTACAGTCACGACTGACATCTGTTTCTGTTGCAGCTAACTCCTACACAACCTTCCTGGGTATGTGGGGCTCTGTTGCAATGACCAGTATCCGACAGGTTCTACAATCTGGCGGTTCTACCCGGTTTGACTTTGACGTCTGCCGTGCTGGTTCAGTTGCTGACCGCCGTACTACCGGTATGCAGGTTGATGGTGGTAATAGCCGTGTGACCACAACAAACGGCTTTACTTTGCAGGAGAATGGTGCTAGAGTATATTCACCTAACAACCCGCAACCAATCGACACTTCGTGGGCAGTTCAGCAGACCCGTTTGGGTAGCGAGACTTACAACCCACGAAATGGTGGCGAGTCGTTTGTTTTGCGTATGCCGTCAGGTCACGCTATGACAGGCATCAACATTCACTCTGGCGGCGGTCGTGAAGATGAGTTCAATGGTGTGTACTCTCGACCAATCCAGGTACTCATTAACGGCGGCTGGTATACGGTAGGACAAATATGATTATTTTTAACAACTTCAAAAGTGCTGCGCCTGTTACACCTGAGCAGCTGAAACTGTCTGACAATGGTGTACAGTTTCTGGTAGATGATACAGGGCGCTGCTGGTACGATATTGTTAACGAGCTTAACAAAGACAACAAGGACAAATACAAAGTTGTTGTTAACTCGGACCGGCGTGTTGTGTCATGGAGCAAAGACCCGTCCTCTTTGTTCCCGGTTGACTGCTCGGTAGTTGTGACAAATAAACTTCCGCCGGCTTTGGTTAGCAATAACGGTACCTGGAAGTTTGATGCTAACTCCCAGGCGTTTGTACCTGATACTGCAACTGACAGCACAGCTGCTCAGCGCCGAAAGGAAAACGAGCTGAACACTGTATCTATTGAGATTGATACCCTCAAGGATGCCGTGGATGAAGGTGAAGCAACTGAAGCAGAAATTGAACGTCTGGCTGCGTTAAAAAAGTATCGCATTGCGCTTAACCGTGTAGATGTTGAAAACCCAGTCTGGCCTGATAAAGTTTGATACGGTAGCCCGCTCAATTTTTAAGAGCGGGCTTATTTATTTACGGTACTAAGTACGCTATAATCCAGATTCAGGCAACACCGAACTGGAGCAATACGATGTTAAATAACTTGTCGGAAAAGTTCCCAGTGATTGGCCAAATCATTGCTTGGATGACAGCAACAGTAAGTACGTTATCCTTGAGTGACTATGGTACATTGGTTGGTATCTTTTCCTCTTTAGTTATGTTAATAGTAGTGACGTATAACCAAACTAAGCGAACCCGGTTACTGGCTGAGTCACTCCAGCGCAGGTCGGAAATTATAGGAAACATTCCGAATGAGTCTCAAATCAACAGCGACTAAAGCTGGTGGCATTACCTGTTCGGTTATGGGCATTATTGCTCTGGTAGTATCCTCGACTAGCACGCACGTCAGAACAAACCAGGAAGGTCTTGAATTAATCGGCAATGCTGAGGGTTGCATCCGTAACCCTTACGTATGTCCCGCCGGTTATCTCACTGTTGGCATCGGAAGCCGGGTTTACGAAAATGAACCAGCCGTGCGCAGGACTGGACTGACCGACCAGGAAATAGCAGACCGCTGGATTAAGAACATCCAGGAAGCGGAGAAGTGTGTTGACGACTGGTTTCATGGTAAGGATATGAATGATAACCAGTTTAGCGCAATGACTTCTATGGTGTTTAACCATGGCTGTACTAAGTTACGGCGCAACGCTAACGGCACTCCAACTGGTATTTATACCGCAGCACGACACCAGGACTGGACTGCAATGTGTAACCAGATTACGCGCTGGGACATGGGTGGAAAATATCCTGGCTTAACAACGCGTAAGCAAAAGGAAAGAGCCTTATGTCTAAAACCAGTGCCACAATCGCGATAATCATGGGGGCAGCAATAGTCTGCCTCTGTTTGTGGGTTAAGGGTCTGAAAGCAGATATTGTTCATCGCGATGATACAATAGCTTTACAGAAGAAGGATATTGAAGCCAAGGATAAGGCCAACAAAGAGTTGTCAGAAGCTAACACAGCTTTGAGTAATAACTTAGCTACTGAGCGTAAGGCTTCTGCTGACAGGGCTGCAACCATAGCTAAGCTCAAAGAGCAGCTGGCAGATAAGCAGGGTAAATATGACAAAGCAACTGAAAAAGATGTTTGTGCTAATACTCGTGCCCCTGACGATGTTATTAGCCTCATGCAGTAAGAAGCCTGAATACGTTTACGTGGACCGTGTTGTAAAGCAATATCCGCCGCAAGCGTATTTGGTCAAGTGTGATAAGCCCACAATAAAGGGCGACACGTGGAAGGCAGTAGGTGCTTTGGCAATAGAAAGAGGGAATGCTCTGGACGATTGTGCTGATAAGATTGATGGCATAATTGAATGGAGCAACAAGGAAGAAGGGGCCAAGTAAGGCCCCTCAGTTTTATGCCTGCATAAAGCCTGGGAACAGCTTGGCACGCAGAGCAGCGCCTTTCAGTGCCCAGATTTGGTCTTTGGCTTGCGCATGTGCATTTTCCTGCGCTACCTGCTTACCAATCTCTTCGTTGAACTCTTCCGGGTCGACGCAGCCAGAAGTGCCGACACCCATCTGGAAGCCATCCAGCAGAGCAACGCAAACGGTGACAGTGGTTTCCGGTACACGCCAGAATTTATATTCCAGCTTGTCTGCCAGCGCGTTAACTTCTTTGCAATCTACTTTCATTGACGCTTTCCTTTTTTCTCGTTAAACTGTGCACACGATGCGCACAGTACAGTGCCAGGTAATAGCTCACGGCGTTTTGGTTCAATATCATCGCCACACTGGTAGCATTCCATCGGACTTACTCCAGTGTAGCGAACACGGTTTGACACGGCTGCGTCACGAGCAATTTGCTCAACGTCTGATGCCATATCGGCAACATCAGAACTGCGTGTAGATTCAATCACACTACTTGCCTTCTTCTTCGCAATATATTGTTTCCAGCTCGTCGCATAGCTTCTGTGTCCATGCGTCGTCCTCGCCCCTTATCTCAAAGCAAAGGGCTGCTATATCATAGCCATCAATATTCCCTTTGTAAAGCTTTTTCGCAACTTCCTCCGGTTCCTCCTGGAAAATCTGCATAAACCAGTCCAGACCCGTAGCGCAACCAGAGGCGTCTAGAATCTCCTTAGCACGTAGCTTAAGCGTTTCATCTACTGGGTACTCTAAACCTATATTAGACATTTGTTAGACACTCTCTTTATTCTGTTAGTGAGCTTCATCCCAGGACATACCAATCTGCGCATCCGTCAGAACAGGTACCCGGAGAGGTAATACAGTTTCCATAACTTTGACAAACTCGTAAAAGCCTTTTTCAGCTACTTTCGTGTCCGGCAAGCTAAAGTTTAATTCATCGTGTACTGTAAGACGCGGTACACCTATCACATCAAAGTAACCATCCTCGTAACCTTTCAGCATACCGGCTTTCATCTGGTCCGCTGAAGAACCTTGCAGCACTCGGTTGATTGCTTTGTGGGTATCGGCCAGCTTAATGTTAGGGCCGTACTCCTGCCGGGCTTCTTCATACGGCAGAGGCATCTTGCCAAATCCACCGCGTTTCGGTACCCATTTGTCGAACCAGGTTTTACGTCCCATGATAGTTTCGACGTAACCCTGTGAATAGCACAGCTCTTCGTAATGCTTCATGGTAGCGCCGATAAACGGTGCACCTTGGTGATATGCTTTCAGTATCGGCTCGGCTTCTTCAACTGTCATAGCCAGCTTAGATGCCAGTGCTTTAAGCATCATGCCGTAAAGCAGACCGAAGTTAATTGTCTTCGCTGGTTTACGTTCTATTTCGTGGCCGGAAGCTTCCTTGATAATGTCGACCATAACATTGTGGTAATCTGCTTCCGGGTTAGCTGCGAAAATTGCTCGTAACTCATCAGCACCCGGTCCGACTGCAAAATGCGCCATGAATCGATATTCAATCTGGGCGTAGTCTGCTGAGCCCCATTTGTGTCCGAGGTCAGGTACGAAACAAGAACGAACGAGTGGTCCCAATATTTTGTGTCGAGACGGTATATTCTGCAGATTAGGGTCAGATGAGCTAAACCGACCACTAACGGTGCCGCCGCTATCACCGCGCATTTGATGGAACTGACCGTGAAGGAAGCCATTGTTATTTAACCCCATGATATAGCCACGAATAAACGTGGACTGAATTTTCTCAAATGACTTAATCTCTGTTACTAACTGGGCAAACGGATGATGCATGCCTGCCAGGAAGTCTGCGGTAAAGGAAGGGTTACCCGCTTCAGTTTTACCATACTCCAGACCTAGCTTATCAAATGCCAAAGCTAAGTCAGCACCAGAGTTAACGTTTACATTAAAGCCAAGCTGAGCACGAATCTCTTTATGCATCTTATCAATTTCTGCATCTAGCATTGTGTCAGCTTTCTTCGCGGCATCAAGGTCAACCCTGACACCTGCAAAGCGCATCTTAATCATTAATGGAATTAGCTTTGTTTCCAGATAGAAGCAGTCAAGCAGATTCCATTTGTTCAGCAGTGGCCATTGCTTCTTGAGTACGTGCACTGGCAAGTCAGCATCCGACTCTGCGTAGTAACCCACAAGACGAGGAGGCGTTTTGTAAATGAAAGCACGAGCCTCGCCAGTTGGTTTACAGCCATACGCTTCAGCAATCCACTCATACATCTCAGATGAGTCTTTGCCTTCGCCTACGTACTTTTGGCCCAGTCCTTCAAGCGCAACCCTTGCACCCGGATTGAGCAAAGCTTCGGCAAACTGAACATCAAACGTGAGCCCTTGTACTTCAACCCCTTCAGCTGCAAGCCAGCCCAAATCGTATGTAATGTTAGCACCGACTTTAACTTGCCCTGGTCTGCTAAGCTCACGCTTGAGCCATCCCAATACTTCATAGACTGGGAGATTGTCCTCTGCGCCGAGCTCATGTCTGATGGGATAGTATGCCTTGAATCCATTGTCAGTAGCGATACTAATTCCAACGATGTGGCCTTCCCCTCTCGCCCAACCAGGACCAGCTGTCGTGAGCCCAGGGTCCCATGTTTCACAGTCAAGGCCAATAATCTTTGCCGATGATAAATCCGGGTAATGCGCGCGCGGCCGCCATCCAGTATCTCTGATGTACGGGATAGGCCGGTGAACAGGTTTAACATTCTTTGCTCCTTCGAAGTCGTCAAACAGAAATGACATCTTAGTCCCTCATCAGTGTTAGTACAACAGTACGCACGTCGTTCCACATCTTCAGCGTCCTGCTACCAATACCAATGTTGGTCATGCCTTTGGCCAGCTTACTCATATTGCTAATAGATACGTTGAAAGGTATCGGGAACTTAGTTGTTTCAAACTTGACATCAACTGTCATCTTAGGAATCAATTTGTCAGGTAACGCGGCACGTGCTGTATTCTCGTTCAGCACTTCAAGTATTGCGTTACCTTCATCATAACCTGTGAGCTGTTCAAGCGTTTCGTTAAGCTCTTTGGTATATTCAAACTCTTTGTGCTCGATAGTAAAGAAGCTGGCAATGTCAGGCCACTTATCTGCAAGAGTCGGTGCATCCATACTAAGGCCGTCTGCAAACCCGAAATAAAGCTTGTCGCGATGATAGGCGATTGTTGTGGGTTCAGACTTCAGCTTAACCAGCGTCTGCAGCATTGGCTTTGTGATTGCACATTCAAACTCAAAATCTACGTTGAGCTTTTCACGAATCATATAACGGCCGTCAGAAGCATAAGCATAACCGTTACGTAAAAGAAGAGTTGTTGCCCAAGCCTTAGGCGCCTGGTCTGGTACCCATTTAGCAAGCGCAACTAAGGTAGGAAGTAAGCTGCCATGCGTAGAATACCAGTTGTTAATTTTGGTGTGGTCTGGAATAGGTTCGTTAAGAAGCTGCATGCGTGTTTTAAGACGACCAGCAACTATTGACATATTACCTGCAGCTGTCAGGTTAATGGTAATATCTTCTGACTTGGCTGCGTTAACTGCTTTGCGGAAAGACTCAGCATCAACCTGAAAGTCTTCGATGCCCACAACTGGTTTCCACAGTAAAACGTTTTTGTAGTACGAATACATAACGCCGTCGATTACCCATATCTTCGACATTAGCCCGGTATCGTCATACTTAATTGGGCGAACAGACTGCACGTCAACTTGCAGTTGTTTTGTATTGACAGTGAACTTTCCCATATATTAAAAGGGACCCGAAGGCCCCTCTCCTGAAGTTAAACGGCCATTTGAACTTTGATGTTAGCCTGCGGCTTATACTCATCAATCATGTCTTGCACATCGGCTACCTGGAAGTCCATCAGCGGCACGTCTTCAATTGACTTGATAGACGGACGGTTGTCAGATGCCGGGTCGTGACAGTCGTGGTCTTTAAACAGACGTTTGCGGAACTGTTCTACCGCGTCAAACGAGTTATTATACAGATGATAGTCGCCCAATGTAAACAACAAATCACCTGGGCGTTTACCTGTCTGAGCGGCCAGCATGATGAGCAGCAACTGGTGCAGCAGAATATCATGCGGCAGACCAAGCAGCACATCCGCAGAACGCATATGGAACATCAGGTCCAGCTCGTTCTTTTCGTTCACAAAACACTGGAAGCCATGATAGCACGGCGGCAGTGCCATATCTGCAAACTGCTCAGGGTTCCATGCCGTTACATACATACGGCGGTCAGCAGGGTTAGTCTTCAGTGTTTCAATCAAACGCTCCATCTGAGTTGTGTACTCAGGAACCTGGTAGCCAAACGGGTCGCTGTAGGTTTGACCTTCTACTTTGGTGCCGCAGATGAAGGGCTTAACCCATTGGGCGCCATACACTGGTCCCAAATCCCGATTGTCCGGAGTTCCCCATTTGGCGTTGGCAGCTTGCAGATTAGCTTCCCACCAATTGCATCCATGCCGTTTAAGTTCATCCACGTTAGTAATTCCGTTAATGAAGCAGTAAAGCTCAGCAGCCACGGCCTTAATATTAACGGGCTTGAATAACGGCACCATGAGCTTATTGTGGGTAAACTTAAGTCGAGCGCTAAAACCAAACAGGCGCTTAGTACCAACACCAGTACGGTCGTCAGAGCCTTCTCCCCCAGTGAGGATTTCATTGAACAGAGTCTCCATCACGTCGTCAACAGTTAAGAAAGTGCGCATTATACATCCATCTCCATCTGACCGCCTTTGGACTGATGCCAGTCCACCACTTTATTGATGTTAGGTTCTTGCCAGCCTTCCGGCTTAACAATGTCCTGACCTGATTTGTGCTTACTGTTGCTTGCGTCCGGCTTAGCACGTTCTTTTGCCATGTTGGCTTTCTGAACTTCGTCCCATGCTTCGTCCAGCGGCCAGTTGTGGTTGGCACACCAAACAATAATGTTGTTAACCAGAGCAGGCAGGTGACGGCAATGCTCGTGCTCTTTATCGCTGAAGTAACCATAAAGCTCTTCAGCGTTGAAGCGGTTCATGAACGAGCAAGGTTCCATGCCCGGCTGCACAGGGTAGTTAAAGGTATTTGCAAACCAGTCAGTATGGTCGTACAAATACAGAGTACCTACTGCAATGTAGATTGTATCTACCAGTGCATCCAGGAACTTAGCTTTGTCGCCAGCTTCCTGCGCTTCTTTGATTTCGTCCAGCTCTTCTACCAGACGGTCGTAGCGAAGTTTAAACTCAGGCTTACCGCCTTCGCTTACAGGCTTAAGGTCAAACTTCTTGTGGAAAGCGATAACGCCTTCAGCTGCTTTGTTAAAATGCATTGCGAAACTCCTTGTTCATCAGGTTGATATACTTTTGTTTAAGTGCCGTGTTTTTTATTTGAGACTGTACCAGCTCCAGTCTACGTGTCAGCTCTTCTTTATTACCCACAATAGGGTTGATGAGAAGACCTGACCGATTTATAGCTTTGACATACGGCATGTGAAACTTGATTTCATTTACAGCCTGGTCAAAACGGAAAGCTTGCGCCCGAGAGAAGAATACTGAATTGAGCTCTTCTTCAACGATTCGCTCATGCTGTTTAACTTGCTCAAACAGCGAGGCAGGAAGATAGTCTGGGTTTGTGCCGTGTGCAAAGGTTAATTGACCTTCCAGGCGAATACGCCAGATGTGATACAATGCTTCAGAAAGTCTTTGGATATTCATCGTGCTACTCCTCGTTAAGATGATTCATTATACTATACCCCTTGCTATCAGTAAAGCACTTTTTAGCTATAAGGGGAAAATAAAAAAGGACCTGCGGGTACAGGTCCTTTTTGGGTACTCAACACTTAACAAAAGGGGAAGTCACAACCAATGCCACCAAAGCATCCATCACACGAAGGGCATTAGTGGTTGGCCTGAAGAGGAGAGCAACGCTATTGCTTTGAGCAAAACGCTTTTGCCGTAACTCCAGACCAACCCTGATGCACTCAGTAGAAGCCGTTGTCCTAGCCAGGTTCCAGGCAGTGTCCATGGTAGCGAAGCACTTTTGACTGCCCATATAGAAAACCGGAATCGAACCGGTAACAACCTTTACCACAATCTCGGCCAGCGAGCAGAGTCGAACTGCATTCAAAGAGCACTCAAACAATCTGCTACACCAACAAGCCAGGCAAGGATTGTATTGTTTGAATCGCTTAAGTGCTCATTGAATGCACCTCCGTAGAGGTGCGTTCAGACTTATTCTGCGTCAGCGTCAGCTTCAGCAGTTTCGCCTTCGGTAGAACCGGCAGCCAGCTTAGCAGCTTCGGCTTTAGCCGCTTCAGCTTTCTGACGTGCTTTTTCAGCGCGCTCTTCAGCTTTTTTGATTTGCTCAGCAGCTTTCTGCTCAGCTTTTTCAGCTTTAGCTTTAGCACGCGCTTCAGCTTTCAGGCGCTTCTCTTCAGCTTTCTGAGCATCGCGCTCAGCTTTAGCGTTATCAACACGCTTAGCCAGAGTTTTGCCGGTGGCTTTACGCCAGTAGGTCAGCTGAGAAGAAACGGTACCGCGAGACATTTCGGTCTCTTTGGTTGCGACGTCCATCACGTCAGAGCTTGACTTGCCAGCTTCGTGAGCTTTATCAGCCAGGTCCCAGACGTAACGTGCACCGGTACCAGCTGCCGGGTACAGAACACCGTTAACTTCTTCTTTACCAGTTGCAAAAGTCAGTTTGTTTTCTTCGCTCATTTCTAAATCCTCAATTAGTCCGCAGGGCTATGTTAATTCGTCATCACGAGAGTAAGTATATAGCGCTATCAAAATTAAGTACACACCTTTTTAAAACTTTTTTTCGTACGCGTCTAAAAAGGCACTTTATAGTCGAAAGATTTACATCCGGAAGCTTGAATGCTCGCCGGTGGCATCTTGCCTCCAGCTACAGCGCATCCGGAACCCGTGAAATGCTGACACTGTATACAACTCATGTCGTGTAGCAGGTTAATAAGTTGACGCCGCTCCTCCGGCGTCAGTAGCTTAATATTTTCCCGTATTGCTTTATACATTTCTTGGTTGGCCAAATCCGTTCCCCCAATCGTAGTTCAAGATTTGTGGGTGAGGACGTTTAATCCACACCTTGATTTGCTTAGGTGTGGCAAGCTCACCCTTGCGGCGGATAAACTCATCGCAATTATCAGGCGGCTCAGTACCTGCAGCATTACGCCACCAGGTATTAGCTAATGCCTTAGCATTGCCGTATGCTTCTATATTAACCCAGGTTGTATAAATCTCCAGGCCGGAATAATACACAACCTTAATGCTGTCTGGTACACCCTTCTTCTGGAAGAGTGCATAGTTTACCAGGGTTACTTCTTTGTCAACTACACGAAGTTCACCGTCAGTCATTACATCTTCATTGGACGACTCGCCTGCAATAGCCGGTCCACTGGTTTTAAACTCAAACTCATGACCGCACAGAATACCAAGGTCTGGGTCAGTATCTTTTGCAGGATGCTTACACGTTCTTGCCGCGTAACCGCTAACCTGTTTGCAAATAGGGCATTCCTTACCACCTGGATTACTGCGCTTAACACCGCCTTTCTTTTTCTTGCCGACACGTGGTGGTATAGCCGGGTCGTCAATAGGACCAAGGTTAATGGTATTAGCTGTAAAGTCCATTACAAGGCAGTTCTTTTTGCCCGGCGCAATACGTAAACCACGCCCCAGAATCTGTACCCACAAAGCGACTGAATCTGACGGACGCAGAATCACAAGCAGGTCAATCTCTGGGTAGTCAAAGCCGGTAGTAAGTACGTTGACGTTTACGCAGACGCGATACACACCTGCTTTATAATCAGCAATAGCCTGCTCACGTTCCCGCTTAGTAAGCCCGCCATGTATTACAACAGCAGCCCAGCCTCTTATTTCAAACTCAGCTGCTATGTTGTATGCGTGCTCAACACTTACGGCAAATGCCAGTATGTGCTTTCTGTCGTGGCCGTAAGCTATTACCTCTCTTACAGCCGCTGATGTTATGTCTGCCTGGTCTGCTGCCTGCTCAAGCTCTGATTGTATGTAGTCGCCCATCCTGACACCTACATTACTGGTGTCAATCTTAGTTGCTACTTTCTTATTGACAAGACGAGACAAGAAGCCTTCTCTTACAAGACGGCTGAATGCATCGGGTGTTGTAATGTCATAACAAATATCGGTGAAGATACCGCAATCCAGTAAGTGGCCACCAGCAAGACGATAAGGTGTTGCTGTCAGACCGGTTACCTTTACTTTTGGGTTTACTTCTTTAAAGTGAGCAATCACTTTGCGGTAAGTTGTTTCCGACTTCTCAGGAACAAGATGAGCTTCGTCGATAAAGATAAGATTGAACTTACCGGCTTCTTCCAGGTTGTTTACTATCGACTGAATAGATGCAACAACGATTCGGCCGCTAAAGTCTTTTCGTCCGACAGAGGAAGAGTAAATAGATAAAGGTGCATGCGGCCAGTGACGTAAGATTGCCTTAGCATCTTGTTCAACCAGCTCTTTGACGTGAGTCAGGATTAGAATACGTTGACGAGGATACTGGGTAAGAATATCCTTCATAAGCATACCTAGTACAGGTGACTTACCTGAACCAGTAGGCATAACGATTAGTGGATTGCCGCTGTAAGAGTTGAAGTAACTCCACCATGCTGCAACAGCTTCTTGTTGATACCAGCGAGCTTCAAAAGCCATTGTTAACCTCTCTTTCTTTCTATGCGTCTATTATATCACTTCCATGTGATAAGTACACTCCTTTATAAAGAGAAGGAAACAGCCGGTCCATCATCCTTTCGTGGGTATACATCAGCCATTGTGTATTCCCCACAAGCTGCCATCTGTGTTGCGATGGTTTCTAGGTTATGCTCGTGCTTGCTGCAATACCATACTTTGCCGTTAACAGGTTTGCTGTAGGCACAGGTACGGCAGTTACGGTCTGGTGCTGCACCCTTATTACAGATGTGAGTAAACTCGCACATCTTGCATTCCCACCAGATTGGTGACTCGCTGATACGTGGCATATCCAGGCCAGACTCAGCTTCAATCACAGTCTTAGCCTTATCCAGTATAATGTCTGCCGACAATTCATCACGATGTACAATCTCAATATACAGCTCATCTGTATTCTTATTGATTGCCATGTAAACGCACTTGTTCAGCTTCAGCAAATGCATATAAACCTGCATCTGGTCATAGTGCACCGGTTTGCATTCACGTACTTTATGCTTGGCAAACTCTTTGAATGATTTATCGCCGTGAGTTTTAAACTCCAGCAAGAACCATTCGTCGTCAATCTTAGCTACACCGTCACAAGAGCCTGAGAAGATGTCATTGAACGCCTTCACCCGCCACTGCTTACCCGTCTTAGGGTTTACGGGATAAAGCTCTTGCGCTACCGGCTTCAGCCATTCAAGGAACCGCTCTTCCTCTCTGGAACCACGGTCAAACAGACGTAGCTGCTTGGCATTAAACTTTTCTTTGTACGACCAATGCAGCACATGCCACAGATAACGATAGCACCGGTTACCAATTTGCGACGCACCCAAGTGACCACGCCTTTCCTCCTGCTCATGCGCTTCAACTATCTTAACGTCAATCCGTTTCTTCAAGGTCTCTGCGGTTATACTCATCGAATCCTGCTCCAGTGTTCTCCAGGTGTTGTAAAGCACAAGCCATGCTCTCTTTCCATTTTGATTGTGAGGCTTCATGGCTTCTGAACACAACACGCTTAACATTCAGATTTGAGGTAAGCATCTTGGCACAATGCTCGCACGGCGGATAGGTAACGTATACCGTAACCGGACCTAGCGAATGAGCGTCTAACTCACTCCTTATATTAGCTAATGCATTTACCTCGGCATGTATAGTTAACGCGTTCTTAAGCTCATTAGACACTTCCTTTATAGCATCAAGCTGCGTAGGAAGTCCGTTATAACCTGTGGAAATTACGCGCTTAGACTGGTCAACAATTACACAACCGACCTGCCTCTTTGGGTCCTTTGACCACGTGGCAACAAGTGAAGCCATGGCAAGAAAACGTTTATCCCATTTCTGAATGTTCATAAATCCTCCAGACTAAAAAGGGCAGCCGAAGCTACCCTTTGAATTAGTTAGTGGTGATTAGTTATTCCACGGTGCGTCAGCGTCGTCTTCAACGCCAGGTGCAGTACCTGCAGCAGAACCTGCACCAGCAACCTGTTCCTGACGCTGTGCTGCGCCCTGAGCAGTAGCCGATACATTACCAGTGTTGTTACCAACAACCGGAGAAGTTGCGGCGGAAGCAGATTTGTACTCTTTAACGTCGTTTGACGGGTCGTATTCACCGGTCTTATCGATTTTGATACCGACCTTCGCGGCTACTACGCGGTTTTCCAGCATGTCAGTAGAACGCAGTTCCACGACACCTACTGCACGGCACAGCGCAGACAGCTTGCGGTGACCGATTTCAACAGCCTGAGCGTTCGGGTTCGAATAGGTAATCATATCGAACACGGTGCGGTTATTAAACTCGCCGCCCTGTACTTTCAACTGCAGCGAAAGGTAAGAACCGGTGCCAGCCTTAGTCGGCTTCAGCTCTACGCTTTCAATCATCAAATCGTACCAGCCTTTAGGGATAGGGTCAAAAGACTGTTGCGGTTCGACGTTAGCACTGTTGAATTGTAATTCAGCCATTTTTTAGTTTCCTGTATTTGAGTTTAGGTTTAACGCATCAAAGCTGCGTTCGGCTTGTTCTCGGTACGGCAGGGACAAGATACCATGGATATGTATAACCGCACCGAGAAGATGATTATACGCCACTTTTATTCATGGCGTAAACACTTTTTATTCTTCAGTTTTTTCAGCAGGTTGTGCTGATTCTGAACGTTGCTTTGCCAGCCAAGCAGCATGCTTCTCTTTATGAGCATCCGAGCCAATCTTAGTCAGCGCCGTAAGAGGGTCAGCAGCCAGCTCATCTGCATCCATACCGTTCAGCAGGATATAAGAGTCAGATGCGTCGTGGTAATACCACAGCTTTTGTGGGTGTAACCCTTGTAGCTTGGAGTAAATCCAGCCCAGGTCAGCAGGCTCGTGCTTATCCAGGTTACGGCCAGGTGCATTACGGCACTTAGCATCCCACTGGAAGTCAGGTTGGGTCTGCACATAACGGGCAGAGTTACCGTCATTATCCGGTGCAGTCATGCGCATTGCAAGCACAGCATCCACCAGATACGGCAGTTGCTTAGGAAGCTGCTGGCCCGGCATAAGAGGAGAGTACAGCATTGCGCCGCTGATTTCGTCTTTGTTCTTTTCCAGCTTACAGATATAAGCGATACTGTAAGGCAGGTCACGGAACTGACGGATGATATACATCATCTTATCGGCTACTGCACCATAAGCCTGGCGCTTATCGTTTACCTGGGTTTTCTCGTACTCCAGGCAAACCTCAGCAACGTCTGACAAAGAGTCAAACACCAGGTGCTTGTACTTCTTAGCAGCCGGGTTTTCAGTCAGCCACTTGTACAGGTCCAGTATGTCCTGGAAGGTTTTAATCTGAACACAGTCAATGTCTGCGTCAGCAATGGACATTAAACCACCTTCAGCATCGATTACCAGTGTGCTTTCACGTGGAAGAGTGCGGGCCATACTGGTCTTACCAACACCAGACGGCCCATAGATAACAACCTTAGGCAGCTTGTTTTCAGCTGCCGCTTTAGTGGAACGGATTTGGATGGCCATTTAATACCCCGCAGTTAACATTTCTTCGTCGCAGTACATGTTGTAAAGAGCGTGTTCAGCCTCTTCCAACGTTTTAAATTCTTCGCCGCAGATAACAAAACGAGATGCATCATCTTCGTCAGGATACTGCTCTTCAATCTGCCAGGTGCCACGGAAGCCGTAACACCAGAAGTCGCTGTCGTCGCCGGCTTTAAGTTTACGGGTGGCTTTGAATTGTTCGAAAGTTTGCATGACGTTCTCCTTGAGTTGATAGAGGTATTATATCCCTTATCAGTGGCGGTGTACACTTTTATTTTAGACTTCTTCGACAGTGCAGTCTTCCAGTCGCTGCTCCATATTGGCCAGCACATTGCGGAGGTACTGGCGAGCGTGTTGTGGGGTATAACCCTTAGCCCACATAGGGATAGTGATTACGGGCTTAGGCAGGCTAACCATATAATGGTACACGTTTTCGTGTGCTGGCTCAGCTGATGTCACCTGAAGCATCTCAGGTACGGTAACGTTCTGGCGTGCCCAGAATTCGCGGAACTCTTCGCTGTTGACAATGCCACGCATCATCATTTGCAGACGGGTAGAGCTGTCGCTGATTGGCACACTGCGGATTAAGAAACGGCAGCCAAAGAACTCATCGGCATTGAGCACTTCAACGGCGTATACTTTTGTATTGGCAACATCACTGGCAGGATGGCGGTAGATAATTGACTTGGTCTGTTCCATTTTACTTTACCCTATTTGTCAGAAAGCGGAGCCGAAGCCCCGCATTAGTTTAGCTGTTAAGTAACTTCTTAACCAGTGGCATGGCCAGAATAACCACACCTACCATCAGTAGCCCGTCTGTCATGGCTGAAACAATATAATACACTGAATCAACCACAACTGAAAGCACTAATAGCACTGCGATGAGAATTAAACGCAGTTTGGTGCCCATTACAGATACTGGTCCAGACGCAGACCGAGAACCTGAGCAGCTTTGTCCAGGAAGACTTTCTCTTCAGCACCCAGACCGTCGTTGTCAGCTACAGCCAGGCCGCACAGCAGAACCTTACGCGCATTGTTCGGGTCGCTCTTCAGGTCAGAGAGTTCTTTCTCCATGTCCATGATTGCGCCACGCTTGAACAGCTTGAACTTCTCAATCCACTTGCTGACCATAGCCGGCACGTCAGACTGCCACTGGGCAAATGCATCGTCGGTTTTGATGATGTTTTCCAGCTGCTCAATTTCAGCAGGGTCACACGAACCATCTGCAAACGACACGCCTACCATCAGCGCAATGGCGCCTTCAACGGTATCTTTGTTTTCCATGCGACCAGCAGCCTGACGCATCTCTTCAACTTTCTTGTTTACTTTCTTGCCAAACAGTTTACCAAACATAATTTACTTTCCTTATTTACCGGGCTCAATGAAGCAGGCACATTATTGTACCTGCGGTTGGTTTATTACAGCAGTGATTTCAGCTGGTCGATAGATTTCATCAACATAGCGATTTCAGGGTCACGCTCAGCCATCATACGAAGCATGTCGCCACGCATCATTGCCTGCACACGTTGGTCCAGTGCAGCTTCAGCAGCTTTGAGATTCTCTTCAGCCTGCTGGCGTGCACGATACATACCCAGGTCAACTACAGACACCAGCCACTTCAGCTCGAAGTGAGTTGGATTGTGGTCCAGCACGTTAACCACTTCCACAACCTTGGTGCCGCACAGCTCAGGATAGTTGCGATTCTCAACACGCACAACTGCTTCGTCGCCGATGTTAACCTGGCCGCGATGCTTATAGGTGTACAGCTTGCCTTCGTCTTCAAAGCGAACCTGCACGTAGCGGATTGGCTCTTCCTGCACGATTGCTGCTGCGTTCATTACGCGGCGCTCTGTAGCATTAAAGTCCAGTACCAGAGCACTTGCTTTCTGCTGAGGCTTACCGTATGCAGCCTGCATCTTAGCGGCCAGGTACTGCTCGGAGTAGGTTACTTTGATGTTGCGGTTAAACGCAGCACAGCCGTAAACCATCCAGCTACCAGTCTCGTCGACGCAGTAGATTTGATTAGTAGGTGCAGATGCACTTGCGCCGTCTTTGGTTTTGGAAACGCGATACAGCTTGCCGAATTCCAGGTTGACTTTGGACTGCACAGCGCGCGCCCATTCAAAGTTTTCTTTGACGAACGGCTGGAAGCGTTCACGGCTGAAGTTCTGCTTCAGGCCACGGTCGTCGATAACCCAGAGGTTATCAGACACGCCACCGAACGAACCGAGGTTAGCGTACACTTTGCCCTGGGTCAGCAGAGAAGTATTGCCTTCGTCAACGCAGATAACGAAGTTGACTGCATCGTGAGCTTTACCGTTTTTATCAAATACCTGTGCCATGACGTTATTTCCTTTGTTAGAGAGTGATACTGATTCAACTACAGCTTTGTGGGTACCAGGTGCTAAGCGCTCACCGTCGGCTTTAAGTTTAACTCGGATGCCGCGACCGATTAATTGGATGAACTCCATTGTGTTGCCTCACATTCGTTTCGTTAAGAACATTATGTCGCTAGGCAGTGATGATGTACACTATTATTTTAATTTATTTTAGTGCTGCCTCACAAATAGCATGACACAATGCATGCCACGGTTGCTCAAAGTCTTCCATAGATGTTACTTCACCATTAGCAACGATAACATCATCTTCAACACGCAGCTCCATGCCAGCTTTGAACAGGACATTGAACGCCTGCTCTCTGTTGCGGTACGGGTTCCAAATGATATGGAAGCCACTCCCACAAAGGAGGCATTCCTTGCCTTCCAGCTGGTACGCCTTAGAGTGCTTTACAACTACGCCAGCTATACTAGCCAGCTTCTCCTGCTTTTCCAGTTGGTCCATCATGGCAGCTGCACCTGTACAGTAACTTGACGAGGGTCAAACACGTCGACCGTTTTATTTTCGTTTACACGAATGAAAGCTACACCATACAGAGCTGCTTTCTCATGAGCTACTGCCAGCGGCAGCAGTTTGTTTTCCAGCTCAGTAGGTATATCAGTCAATGATGCAGTCTCAGGCATATCCAGCAGACGCATGACACTGCGCAGCAGACCAAGATGGTGGCGATACTTATCTTCCTGGCTGTACTTTTTATTTACCTGTTTCATTTTCTTCAGGCTCATTGTTTGACTCCTCGGTAATTGCGCTCATCAAATCCTTGAAGGTACCAAGCAGCCATTGGTAAGGTTGTGGCCACTTCAAGGCATTGAGCATTACAACGGTTGTTAGTTTGTGCTGGTACTTCTTATCAGCAATAGCTTTCTTGATAAGGTTACGAGCTATGGTATTACGCTTACTGAAGTCCACCGCTGCTGCCGGTAACATAATATCAGTCAGCATGGTTTTTATTTCATCCAACCCCTCAACCAAATACTCTGGTGAGCTGTTGGCAAAGAATGCATCCCAGCGTGCCGCGTTCTTTCCGGTTCTGCGGCTACCGCTCATCTGTACTTTCATCTACAATCTGTCTTAATACGCTAATCAAATACCTGCAGCTTGACTCTCGTGTGTAAACCCGTGGCATAGAGTTAATGAGTCCAGAACACATAGTGCAAACAGCAGCGCCCTTATCAAATGTAAACCGCCACATCGGTTTGACGTGGCGGCACATTTTACATCTGTAGAACTTAGTCTTCTGCGGCATCGGCTGTAAAGCTAACAGTCGGTATGCCGGCCGACACTTTAACGATAGGTTCAACAATCGCCAGCTGTTCAGGCGTCAGGTTACGGAAGCCAGTAAGACTCAGTTCGTACTTGGTTTTGAATACCTTCGCACGAACTGCAACAGGCAGTTGCTTCATTACTTCAGGCACCAGCTTCTGCTCAAGTGAGCGGTTAACCTTCTGCTCAACCTTCAGCTTACCAGGTACACCATTGACAGAGTACTCAATAGTCTGTGTACCTTCTTTGCCGGTCTGGATAATCATATCTTTTTCCAGACGCAGCTTAATGGTACGGCGAAGAGTCTCAGCTTCAGCTTTGGCTTTCGCCATCCAGGTGTTAACGTTGGCGAGTTGAATCAACAACTCTTCGGTGGTACACTGCTCAATTGGCTTTGTCATTTGTGGGCTCCACATCCGGTATAAAGTTTCCAACAACATTGTATTGGAACAGATACTGATTAAACAAATCACGGAAAGCTTGGATAGCATCCGCTCGCTTGATAATCATTATATCGCTATTGGTGTAGACGTGTAAAGCTTTTTCTTTCTCACCGCTAAACTCAATACGTACTACTTCGGACATATCGACCAACGTAATAGTGCCGGCCCATTGTTGTTCACCTGGTTCGGATTGATATGCAAATTTCATTCAGTGCACCATAAAGTAAGCGGTCATGCCCCAGACCATACCGCAATAAGCCAGACAAGACAGGGCTACATAACCGCGTGTTGAAAGTTTCATTATTATACACCGTAAACGATATTATTGATACAGTCCCGCAGAGTCGGGAATAATTGTGACTGACGTCCAGTTTTGTAATGGACATAGAACTGGCGTTTACCGCCATTTGTGCATTTGCTGATGTAGACCGGGTTACCGTTACCAGTAACCACACAACGACTCCCTGTCGCACGGTTGAAGTGCACTTTATACTCGGGTTGATAGACGGCCATTGGATATTCCTTAAAGGCGGACTTTTGCCCGCCGTTAATTGTTACAGGTTAAGAGTCTTGATGATTGAATCAATCATCTCAATGTCACGGGCAGCATCTTTACGGTCTTCAGGAAGGCGAGCCGTTTCAGAATGTTCAACAGCGATTTCCTTGTCACGTTCCAGGATGCCCTTCAAAAAGGATTGTTGTTGAGGTGTCATTTTGTTAAGTCCATCCAGTTGCGATAGTAATGGAGGAAAGTAGTCCACTCTTTTGTGGGATGTAAACTAATGTCAATACCAGGTGCCATTACAAAACCGCATTTGGCCGCATTGACGTAAAGGATTTTATCAAAGGGAAAGATATTGCCCTGCTCATCTTCAAAGTAGGCAGGTGCGTCTTTCATCGCCTCCTGTAGGGCCAACAACAATTCAACTTCATCGTTGTGGTTCTTCCAGTCAAACTGATAAGTGGTTGAATCACCGTTTTCAGTAACAGAGCGAAGAGTCAAGAAGGCCTGTTCCGCTTCACCTGTTCCGGTGTTAAAAGTTACCGTAATATCCAGGATGTCACGAGTGTGGAAAGATACACGATTGACAAGAGTCTGTTCCGACTTTTCGTCAATTCGTTTATACGTATTGATGAGATGATACATTGATTGTGTCTCCTTGTTTAAAGTACACATCTATTATGTATATAAAGGAGGGAAATGTACATAGCCAAATAAAGTATTTTAAACATAAAAGGGCTATGTACACCAATGAGCTAAGCGTAATATAATAGACCTTCACTTACAAAGGAGGCATCATGCGATGATTAAGGCTAAACTGTTAAAACATATTCGTGGTGGTATCAAGCTGCTTAATGAAGGTAATGAGTACCAACTGAAGCAGCGTGGCATCACGAAAGTAGCGGTGCTTATGGGTGAGCTGCCGACCAGGTTCTTTACAAAATCTCCGCTGTCTCTTATTCCGGCAGCTGAATATTATAAAGACCCGGAAGCAGCACGTACAAAGATTAAAGAAGCATTAGATATGTTGGTTGCTGAAGGTTACTTAACAGCACGTGACCATTCAGAGAAATCAGTGTACTACAAACCAACTGACAAGGTAATGAATAATGTCGAAGACTCTGCCGAAGCATGAGATTCTGGGTCTGCCATTTGACCCACAAGGGATTCCTCAGCCGCTGAAGGACCAGAAGCGCTGGCTCGTATTTGAGTTAACCTTCCCGGATGAAACGCTTACCGGTAAACCAGTTAAGGTGCCGTGCATTTATCCAGGCCAGCAGACACGACGTTATAGCTCATCAGATGAATCAACTTGGCTGACGTTTGAGGATGCTTATAAACGAGCAACAGCAAACCGTGCTAATAAGATTCGTGCCGGTGAGAAGAATGTTTCATTTGTGCCTGCTTTTGTTGTGCCAATGAACTATTACTTTGTTGACCTTGACAACCATGACTTGGACCCTGTTCAGCACAATAACCACATGGCTCTTATTGAGTCAACTGCTGGTGCTTACGCTGAGTGGTCAATCTCAGGTACTGGTCAGCATATTGGTATTCCTAACGGCTGGAAGTCAGGCTCAACTGTACACAAAGACAGCGACGATAAGCTGGACCTTAAGATTCAGCATACCGGGCAGATTATTATCCTTACCGGTGTTGTTATTACACCTTCAAATAACAGATTAGTTCCGGCATCTCAATGGTCTGCCATTATTGAGCAATACTTTATTGATGCATCAGGTCCTGATTCAGTATTTGAAGAAGACGAAGACCTTGGCGAAGAGCATGACGAAACAATCCTGGAGATGCTGGCTGAAGACACACGCTGGCAGCTTGACCACACTCTTACAGATAATGGCCATCCTTCTTATAGTTGTCGAGACGGGTCGGATAGATTTAGCCGTGTTATTAAAGATGTTCTTAAGCACAGTCGCAATCTGGCTGTTACTAGCCGTATTCTTGAAAAGTCTGTTGTAGGGCGTTATGAGTCACGTACTCCCAACCATCAGAAAGATACGCCTCAGCAATATAACGCATGGCAAAAGCGTTGTGCCAAGTCTGTTATTAAAGAGATGGTTAAGCAAGGCCTTGGCAAGAAGGTTGTGTTCAGCTTACCTATGACCTTTGGGGCTGCAAAAGCGGTTATCAGTGCTAAGGACTTCCAGACAGAACGAGTTGTACCTGCTTCACAATTCCTGGCTGCAGCACCAAGCGGATTCCAGTGGTTCGTGAATGAGATTATTGGCTCTATGGATAAGTCAACCCGCATCTACGACTTTGCCATTGGCTCGGCGATTGCAACCTTGTCTGCATTAGCCGGCAAGAAGTTTGTCTGTCCTGTAGGTCAGCACCATAACTTCCTGTGCACCAACATCGTCCTTGTGGGTGACTCAGGTACAGGTAAATCTTTGTATGCAAGCCTGATGAGTAAGATTCAGCGCCAGGCTGTTATGGCAAACCCTCATTCGCCACTTGAGCGAATCGGTTATGCTCAGCCTAAAGCATCTAAGGCATTTGTTAATGCGCTGAACGACCCGGCTAAAGTCGGACACATGTTTTACTTTCCGGAGTTTGGTAAGCAGCTGGCAACTACGTTCCGCACCAATACGAACAACCCTGATGACTTCTCGGCTGTTTTGATGGATGCATCGACTAACCGTAAAATTGGTGGCATGATTCATGGTACACAACGTGCGAACAATGACAATAACATTGCAACCGTTTACGACCCCTGCTATTCAATGCTCGGCGACTCAACTCAAGAGCTTATACTACAGCACTCCACTCGCTCGGATTTTGATTCTGGCTTCCTTGCTCGATTCCTCCTCATCCCCAACAATGAGGTTAAGTTCAGCATCGACGACGTTTCAAATCCCTTTGAGAATGATAGCAAACCTTTTGCGCTATCACCCGAGTTGCTTGCGAGACTTGAGGACATTGCTCGAACCCCAGACCCTGTTAGCAGCGGGATTCTTAAACCTGACCCGGTGTATGTCCGCCCAGTTAACGTTGATTACGGACTTACTATAATGAAGCAAATCGTCTTGCTCAGGGAGAAGTATAAGTCAGACCCGAACAGACGAGCTTTCTATAACCGTATGCCTGAGTACGTGTTCACCATTGCAGCGCTTATCGGCTTAATTGACAATCCATATGACCCCAAGCTGGAAGACGTTAATATGGATTGGGCTTTCAAATATGTTAGCCGGTGTATCACTGCATGGACCGAAGCCACATCTCAGATTTTGGCCCCGGCAGAAACGAGTAACGATATTGTGTTTGGTTTGCTCAAGGTATACCGTGACATCTTCCAGACCTACTACGCAGAAGGCTGGGATGCTGTAAAGGACAAATACCCTGAACCCACAAAGTTCGTGCTGAAAGAGCAGCATCTGAAAGACGGAGGCTTCCCTATTGCCATGTTCAAACAGAATGCCAAGTATATCAAATCAGCAGGTAATTTCCAGGCCGCTAATAAGATTATCCTTGAGCATGTTAACGATATGGTTGACCAAGGCTTATTATCTCTGGACCTCAAGCAGAATCCGAAAGGCAAGCCTTCTGCTCTGTATTGCCTCACAGATGAAGGCAAAGCGCTGATGAAGAACATTTAATTAGCGTCTAACTGGCAAAAATACGTTGTAAAACAAGGGCTTGATTCTAAGCCCTTCTTTTTTAAGGAAATAAAACAGGCCTTAATAAAATCAAGCACTTATATAAGTTTATGATTTATATAAGGTTTTTATAATAATGAAGATAAAAATATCCAAAATAATAGTACGGTAACCTCCTAAGTATATGATTTTTAACTAAGTTATAATTGTGGATAATAATGAACATTTTTTCTACCTATACCCCAAAGAAAGGGTAGCTGCCGGAACCCGGTATCTTATATATTTATTTATTTATTATATATATTATTATTATTATTATATTATTATAGATATATATATAGTTAAAACAAGAGCTTATAAAAATAATCGGATGCTAAAACCGTATATTATTACTAAGTTACCGGATATTATTAAGTGGAACCGGATGAAAAAGTTTTCCTCGGCGGTTTTAGAAAAAAAGT